CCCGCCACTCTTCATTCGGGCGATCCGGATTGGCCGGTGCGGTTTCCGTATTCGCATCGACCGCGGTCACCTTCGCCGGCTCTGGCTTGCGATCGAAGAGAGGCATCGGCGTTTCCTCTTCCTCCGTTGCGGCGTCCAGCATGTCGACCACGGCGCGATCGTGCGCCGTCTTGGCGTCCTTCGCTTGCTGCTTGAGGTTCGCGAGGCGGTGCTGTCGCTCTCGCACGCGATCGACGGCGACCATGATGCGGTTGAGCTTGGATCGGAGTTCGGCGTTTTCCAGCCTGAGCGACTCCAGTTCGTCTAGCATTTGGGCCAGTTTGTCATTGGCGACAATCGTGCTGTCCACCAGCGTTTCGACGGTCACGACTTCGGCGGGGTTTTGATCTTCCAAAACTTGCATCTCCTTTATGCTCGAAACCAGTAAGTGAGGACGTCGTCGGATCGATACTCCGTGTCGTCCCAGCGAAAACAAATTGCTCCCACGTGTCGCAGCCACAACTGCGTCGATAGATCCGTCTCCGGTACGGGTACGAGTACCATCGCACCGCGGCGACGAGCGATCTTTTGAATGTCGGCAAAGAGGCAACCGCCGACGCCTTTGCGATGGAAATCCGGATGGACGGCGATGCGTCGCACGACGATATTTTTTTTCTTCGAGTCCACCGTGACCGTCACGTGTCCGATGTGGGCGATTGCGGCCGACGTGTCCAAGTTGATCGCAACCCGGACCAGTGACGTTTTTTGCGACTCGAAAGAGATAAACGTCCGTTCGGGCCATCCCTCGGTCAATTCCTCGATCTGCACGATCCCAGGTAAGTCGTACAGCGGGTTATATTCACGCACCTTCATCGCGACGTGACTGGGTTTCCCCTTCATCCGTGCTATCTCCGTTTCCATCCGATGCCGCCCTCAATAATGCCATGATCAAAGCGCCTAGAAACGCGCCAGCATAGAACACGATTACGAATCGCATCCTCGGTTCTCCTCTTCCCGCTCGATCGCCTCAAACACTTCGCGGCGATGAATAGGAATCTCCTTCGGCGCCTCGAAGTCGATCACGACACGACCGTGGCGGATTTCGCGAATCGTGATCGTGATCTCCTTTCCGATCATAATGCGCTCACCCGTACGCCTGGAAATCTGTAAACCCATAGAGCGATCCCTCGAGATTTGTAAAAAAAGGTGCCGGCCGTTCCGCGAACGAGCGGGTGCGGTATTTGGCCACGGCAGATGGTTCCCGCCGGCCGGCGTTGAAAAAGAAAAAAGGCATCCATGCCAAAGCGTCATGCTCTCCCTTTACTGAGGCTCCGCGACGGCCTCATATCGCGCAATAGCTGCGTTGGCCCACATCAGGACGTATTGGAGTGCGTCTTGCGCGTGATCTAACTCACGCGATGGCGGGCAGGAAGAATCTAGGCGGCAGGAAAGATTCTTGGCGTGTTCGCGGATGTCTCGCATCCGCTGCACTTGCTCCGTAGAGGGAGCATGATAGGTAAAGTTTCGTTGCCGGCGGGCGATCTGCTCCGCCGATGGTTCGTACCACTGCGACATATTCAAGATCCTTTCTTGCGTGATTCCGTTCCCGCCAGCTTGGTTGCGTGGCGATCAGTGATGTTCAGAGTTGTATCGTCACTTCAGGCGGGATGCAAATACGGAAACCGAAATTGCGCAGATCCGCAAAATGATCAATCGCATTAACGTCTGCGCAAGAAAAAACCGGCCGGTAACATCATGTCCCGGCCGGCTCTCAATTCAAACGGTAGCGGATCTACCGTATGTTCACCGCAAAACACGGTGATCGAAACTGGCCGACGATAGGCAGCGTCCCGCCCATCGTCGACCCCGTCAGCAGCGGGCGTAACAACGCTGCCAACGGTCCCTGGATCACTGACAGACGCGCACGCCGTTGACGATCGAGCATTGTCCCGTGGCGCGGGGAAGTGGCGCTGCGGGGGCTCTGACGACGTTCCGCACTCGCGAGACACTGCGAGTCGCAGAAACTGGCGCGGCGGCGGCACATCCTCGAGCGGAGCATCGCCCAAGGAGTTTGCGAATCGGCCCAGCATGTGCCACCGGCGGCGAACAACTCGCCACCACGACGAACGCGATCAAGAGAATGGCAAGATGGCGCACCAACAGGGTCCACCTCGCTAAAGTTTCAAGATACATGATCACCCCCTTCCGCTGAAAATAAACATTTGTCGAACCTCCATGGCATCTCGACAGCAGACTAAGCCGCCGCCGAGAACACAACAGAGCGGACAGCCACGCAGTTGTCCGCCCATGCCTTCCGGGGTGCAAGGACACCCATACCCAATTCGCCCCATGAATCGTCCCAGCTATTCCAGATCCTGCGACCGTATCGCATCGGATCACGTGCTGACAACGCTTTGTCAAAATCGACGAGATCGAGCCCGCCGACCGCATGGGACCACCAATTGTAATCACACGCCAAGAAGCAGCGATGAAGCAGCGCTGACCCTTGCTGCTTGATGCTCATGTCGCGGTTATACTCCGGCGCGACGAGATCCGCACACGTTTCGGTGATGCAGAACTTTTTCGCGGCCTCGCGACATGCGTCGGTGTACTGGCCGCGATCCCAGCTTTCGAGCTTCCAGTACTTGCTCGGCGCGCAGCCGTTTTTGATTGCCCAGGCGACCGCGGCGGCGCTCCATCCGCCATCGTTGCGGCCGTTCTTGATCATAAATCCGATGTAGTGCGGGCTGAGTTCGACGTAGGGCAGATTGTGCAGGCCACGCATCGCCAGGATGCCACTGGCTGCCGTATAGGCCCAGCAATAATTGCTGCGACCTTGCGACGTGGATGGAATCGGTTGCCCGTTGCGTCCTTTCATGCGGATGTCGCTGAGCTGCATTTTCTTCGCGGCGAGTTCCGCGATCCGCTCCGGCCATTCTTCCATCGGAATTTCCGGCAGTTCCTCGTTGAGTGCCGACATGGGTTGCATTCCCTCGTAGCATCCCACGGGGTGCATCGTGTCGCGTGGCACGAGCCCGTAGCCCTCCGGCCGAATCCTCGCGCGTTCGACGAAGTTGTCCTCGTCGATGATGTAGTCCGTTTCGCGTAGCATGGCTATTTAAACCTTTGAAGGAGTTCCAGGAATTTATCGCCGTTCTCGGGCACCGGTCCCTCATAACCGCGGTTGGTGGTGCCGTTGGAAATGACGACCCACGGAAGCGACCTCCTTGGACGCATCGCGGCCGTTTTCCAGTGCGGTTCATCCTCGCCGATAAACGGATCATCCTTGTCGATCATCCGCCATTCGGCGACGTTGGTCGGTCCTACGGCACAGTTCGCGGTCATCCAGTCGCGGATACGTCCTTCAAACATCGCGTCGTATTGAGGTTTCGGAACCTTCGGTGGTGCGTCCAGCGACTCATAGACCAGCAGCACACGTAGCCCAGGCTTGGGAATCGGTGCCGGCGTGACCACATCGGTCGGCGTGGGCGTGGGCGTGACATCCGGCGGCGTCGGCACGACATCCGGTTTTGGCGGTGCCGTGCCTTTGACGGTGACCAAAAACCGATATTTTTCAAACTGCTTGGTCGCGAAGTCGACGTAGTCGCAGGCGACCACGTATTCCCCCGGAGTCGTGCAGTTGACGATGAAGACTTCGCCGTCGCTGTACGGTCCCAGCGTCTCGAGCGTGAGCGGTTGACGGGGTTCCCATTCGATCCGCGTCTCTGCGGTGATGGGAACGCCTTCCAGCTTGAGTTCGACCATGCCAGGGCGGTCGACCTCGATTTTTTTCGTTGTCAGCGCCTGCAGCGGCGAGGCCGCCAGCAGCAACAACGCAATCGCATACTTTAAAGAGAATTGGACCATTTTTTAAACCAGAGCAAGAGGATTAAAACCGTTGCCAGAATGTACGCCCCTCGAATCGCGAGAAGGTAGAACCGTGGATCGATCGACGGTCGCGCGGTCACGAGCGCCTCGACGAATAAATGGCAGCCGATGAGGCTGAAGATCTGGCGAAACAGGATGTTCGCATACACTCCATGCTCAAACCACCATTGATAGGTCGGATCGTCCAGAAAATGGAATGCCCAGGCGATGCCCCACCAGATCTGATCGCCTATCGATCCGATCTTCGCCGTGACGAATGACATCGCGAACAGTTGCGCCGCGGACATCGTTCGTTGACCGTCGCGCCAATTTTCGAGAATGACCACGCCTTTGGAAACGCTCGTGACACAAGCGAAAACACTGACGATAGAAAGCCACAGAGAGATCGTGATCGCCACATCGGATGCACTCATTTGTTATTGAATCGACCACAATTCGATTTGATCTCAAGGTGCAAGGCAGTCATGGCTTTCGTCTGCTCGCCGATCGCTCGTGTCTGTTCTTGAATGGACGCGGACGTGTCGGTGGCGATTTTTTGCAAGGCGTCCACGTGTACTTTACGGTCGACATCCGCTCGATCCGCCCACTCCTTGCGCTCCTCGCGGTGCATCCGTGCCAGGAAGAGGATGTAGGTGAACGTGGCCCCGATCACCAAACCAGGAAACCCGTATTTTTCCCATCCCGACGTGATCGCATCCGGCGTCACGTCGGAAAGGAGAAGCAACCATTGCATGGCTAGACCCCGTTTCTAAACGCAAGCAATGCGTCGCCGGACTACTTGAGTAGAAGCACCTTCGCGAGCAAAGGAATCGCGATCTGCAGCAACTCAATAATCCGCTCGCGTCGCGTCGATTCAGGTGCCGCCATCGGAATCGCGACGCCTTGGCCTTCGATGAACGTCACCAGTTGCCCGATGGCCTCATCCTCATCAATTTCACCGTCACCAGCCGCCGCCGCGCCCATGGGCTGCGGAGTGAGATGGTCTTGAGCGATCTTGGTGAGGTAGGTGCCGACCGTGGTCATCGTGACGCCGACGGATTGCACTTTCACCCAGAACTCGGGGTTATTGTTCAGGAGGTTATTGATGTCCTGAAAAGCTTGCCAAAGTGATCGAACCATTTTTTAACTTACGCCTTTCGTTGGGAAAGAAAGAGAGGAAAAAGTTTGCTTACGCCGACTGACCCGTGAAGGAGAGGATCGACGCGTACTTGTGCGCCGTCGCCGTCGACTCGCCTTCGTACTCTTGCGCACCCCATGCCCCGTAAAGATTCTGCGGAGTAAACACGTCCGTGTAATGGCAGCCGATTTGGCCGCCCATGATCTGCCAATGCTGCTCGAGGTACTCGTCGTATAGATCGCCCATCCGAGCGTCTTGGTTCGCGGCGACCATCGCAGCGCCGACCGTGTTGCCGTAAGTGTTGTAATCCACCCCACGCAGCGCCAGATGCTGACCCATCTCGTAGCAGATGCAAAGCTTGCCGAGCGACTGAGCTTTCGCCCGCCACTGTGCCATCTGCACGTAAGGCCCGTTGCTGTTGTCATCGAGATGCGCTCGCAATTGGCTGAAAATCTCATTCACGGCTGCAGCGAGGGACGTCGAGTAAGCCGTATGGATCGCATTTCGTGCCGAATCCGTCGTGCCTACCGTGCCGCCGAAATATGGAGCCGGCGAAATCACATCGATCGCGGCCAGTGACGCCGGCTTGATGTACGAGTTGGCGTAATCCCAGAACGCGACACCGCCCGAACTCTGCACGCCGAACACGGTTCGCACCGTGCGCCCCGGCATGTTCGCCTTGAAGATCGTACCGATCGCCGCCGCCCGATCCATCGCGTAAATGAAACCGCGTCGCGTGGTGTCCGGATCCGCACCGCTGCCGTTGTCGATGCAGTACTGACGCACCGGAAATGCCGAGTTCCACGTTTCATTGCTGAATTCGACGTAGACCTTGAGGTTCGGGTTCAGATTCGCGTGCAGGAGCTGGGCGACGCTCTGGACGTACGAATCACTCGCAAGGTGATGGATGCAGACCCAGATATCACGTGACGCCGCGTTGCCGAGTTGATAGCAATGCTCCCACGCCATTTCATACATCTGGTCGATGCCATTAACGGCGGTCTTGCGTGCCTGCGTGTAGCTCGTTGGCGTCTTGCGAGTCGACCATGACGGCGTCCAGATGTAGTTCGGATTGCACCAATTCATCAGACGCAGCAATTGATACTTCTGGCACTTCGCGATGAAGGCCGGCGTGAAAAGTTGCCCGATGTTGTCCGACGAGTGCCAGACACGCAAGCCCGTGATGGGCGCTCGAATGCGTGTGATGAATTGCTGAATCGCGGACGACTTCGTGAACGTGCAACTCGTCGCCCCATTCGTGCCGCCGTCAATGGTAACAGCGTTGCTGGGCCCGTCCCACGCGACATTCCAGGTGCCATTCGGATGCCCCGCGTACATGTCGATGCGGGTGTTGCAGACCACGGGCGCGGCGAATCCCGTGGGGAATCCATTGGCATCGACGGACACACTTCCGCCTGTATCCCAGGTGGCGATCGTACCGACCACGAACGGCGCGATTAGCTTCGCTTGATTGACGAACGGGCGGGCGGGCATGTAGTACGCATTGTCCGCCATGTTCGTGCCCATCACGCGACCAGCCGCGCCGCCTCCGCCGCCACTGATTGCCGAGTCCGGCAGATAGTCGAACGTCAGATGCAGCTTGCCGTTGGAATACGCATTGACGCGAACCACCGTCCGAGCGTCCGCCGCATTGTCTTCCGGTGCGTTCGCCGTCAGCTTCCGCGTGGTGCCGTTCCACCACAAAGCACGCGGATCGCTTTCGGGGTTATAACTGCCGGAAAGGACCGCGTCATCGACTTCGAACGTCGATTGCGACGGGAACAAAACAAACCAATCTTCGTTGATCACTTCGCCAAGCCATCCGTCGAGCGTCTGTGATGGCGCCGTGTGGTCATAGACCTCGCAACCCGTCGTGATCGGGCAGTCGACGTCCTCCGCGGTCAAGCCGTGCGCCGCCTTCTGCACGTACTTGAACTTGTCGCGGCCGTTGGAAACCGCCCACTTCATTTCCCACAGCGGCACGACGGCGATCGGCTGGCCGACGTTGCCCGTGTAGTTGGTCGGTTCCGTGTCGTCCGGGTCGTAGACACTGCCGATCTTGATTCGATTTCTCGCGAAACCGAGTCCGCATCGCGTGTAGGTTTCCAAGCCCTTGTTGCCGCTGAACGCTGCGAGTTGATCCTCTTCCAGCGCGGACGCATAAACGAAGTAATCATTCGAGTACTTCGGCGCCGTGTTGCCACAGATGCGAATCTTGGCGTTCGAATCCGTGAGGCTCGCGATGTAAATCAAGCACTTCGGCGAGAACGGCGAGCTTGCAGTGCCGGCGCCGCAGTTGTGCCAATGGTTATCACTCACGTCAATATTGGTGCCCGTGAAGATCGCTAGAGTGCAACCGAACGTGTCCCGCCACTTGTTGCCCTGAATGACGATGTTGTCGATGTTTGGTTGCGTGCCGCCGTTGGCGATTTCAATTCGGAAACCGCCCTTGATCCGATTGTTGAGAAACGAGAAGCGACAAGCCCGAATGTAGCCGATATTCCCGGCGGTCGTCGAAATGAAATCGTTGTTTTCAAACGTGACGTCGCGACCACGAATCAAGAATGCCGCATTGAAGTCGGTGAGATAAAACTTGCTGTTTTTGACCGTGTACCGTGAGCATTCCGAATGGTCAGACCACTCCGGCATGGACTCATAAGTCGAGTTTTCCGGTCTCTGTCGTGGCGGTCCGTACCACGTGCATCCATCAAACGTGCCGTCGATGGCGCCGCCGTAGCGATAGGTCGTTCCGCTCACAAGTCGCTCGCGACCGCCCGTCGTGAACCCGTGACGCACCGATCCGAATTCACAGTCGTGGCGATACATCATCGAACAGATTGAATCGATGAATCCATAATAAGTCGCTTGGCTCGTGTTGGGATCTTGATGATCGTACACGTGGCAGCGAACTTGCCGACCTTTGCAGTAAATCGTGCCGACCGCCCCAGGATTGTTTTTGCCCTTACTGTTTCCGAGCTTGACGTCCGTCATTGTGAAGTCGATGCAACCGACGAGCGCCATCGCATAGCCGGATGGCGTGATATTGTTGGCGGACTCGATCTGCAAATTGCTGATGCGCACGCCGTAGATCGTGTTCAGCTTCGAAATCATCTGATTCGAGTTCATCGTGTCGTAAACCGGCCGGTTAAGATGCCACGACGTCGTATTCGTCCCAGGCGTGCCGCTGATCACGCGACGGTTGACTTGATGGAGTTCGCAGACTCGCATCGGATTCAGGGCTGTGTGCGGCGTATGGTCGGCCGGCGAGTTGTCCGAGTACAGCAACACCCAATCGCCATCGGCAAGGGTGACACCAGGATTTGAGATTGTCGACGCCCCGGCCGTAATCGCGTTGACGCTCGCCGTCGTCATGTTCCAAGGATCAAGCACGTTCCCCGACGCGTCCGTTCCCCACATGATGCTCGCGGACGACGTGTTTCGAATGAGGCGAGTCGACGGGGTCGCGTCGAGGTTGACGGCCTTTTGCTCGAAATAGTGCGCCGTCGTGTAATAGAAAGTCCCCTTGGATCGCACCGTATCCAGAAACACGGTAGCACCGTCGCCCCAGGCTTTGGCAAGCGTGACGGCACGCGCCAAACGGTTGTTATCCTCGGTTGCATTGCCCGAACTATATGCTGTGAAAACGCTCATAGCGGCGTCCACCTTCCATTCCAAAGTACAGTGACGTTGTAAGTCGAGTTGCCCGCGTCATGCGAATTAACGAGCAACTGAGGGGTGATATAAGACGGTCCCGTGATCGGCGGCGTCGGATCCCATCGCCCATCACCGGCTCCGAGCGTCTTGTCCCAGTACAGGATCGCACCATCGCTATCGCGATCGTACGAATTGAAGATCGCCGCCGGGATGTCACCGGTCCATCCGCCAGGCGCGTACTCGATCGAGTCATCGTCGGGGATGCCCGTGATGATGCCGAGCATCCAGTGATCGGGATCGTTGTTGTCGTAGATCACCGGTGCATTGGCGACCGTGTCATACCAGAACGGTTTGCCGATGTCGGCCGTCGTCAATCCGTGTGCTTCGTACGCAAAGATCGGCAGCGTGGCCGTCCCACCTCCGCCCGTGTTGTTGTCGGTGCCCCAGCCGAACGCTCCGTCGGCGTTGCTGGTCTTCTTCAAAACTTGCCCCGTCGTGCCGCCGGCCGGAACCAATAAACCGGCCAGAAGCGACGCGAGCGTCGACCACGTGGTGTTGAAATCGGTGCTGTTCACCTTCACGAGTGCTTGGCCGGCCGTACCGCCCACGGGAACACCCACGCCCGCCGGTCCCTGCGCACCGGTGGCACCCGTGGCGCCCGTGGCACCATCCGCACCGTCCGCACCATCCGCGCCGGGAGGGCCCGTTTGACCGACGATCAAGTCGATTTCTGAAAGCGGAATACGCCGCGAAATCCAATTGTCAACGTCAGCCCTCGCCGCCGTGATATTGGTTTCGGTGCCCACATAGAAATCCAGCCCGAGCATGGCAAACTCTTTGCCCTTGCCGGCGTTGATCGCGCTGAGCGTTGTGGCGCTCAATTGGTAAATCGTCGAATCGGCCATCGATTACGGGTCCTCGTTGAAGGTGGCGACGGAACCGTCAGCCCACTTGTGAACATCACCATCCGCCCAAACCCAGCGATTCGCAGGCGCTGCAGGCGGGTCGGGCGGCACGTACGACGTTCCGCCGCCCCAGGGAACGCGCATCAGTTGCATCCACCAATGTGCCTTGTTCGAAGCACCTCCGGCGTTCGCCGCGTCGAGCTCCGCGCCTTCGATCGCACCAGCGTATGAAAACGGTGCCCGAGCGCGAGGCAGCCAAGCAATGGCCCGCCGTGACGCGAGAAGGCGAATTTCGTTCGGATGCAACGCTCGCGCGTGGATCATCGCATCGCTGATCCAGTTGTTCGCCCAGGTTGCCTGAAATCGCCCCAATTCCAGCACGTTGGCGTTGGCCTCGGCCGGCAAAGTTGTCGGGATCGTGCCGGTAACCGTCAATCCAGAGATCGGACTCCCGTTCAGGTAGGCGACAATTTTTGTTGTCGCATTGCCGTCGTAGGTAAACGCGAGGTGATTCCAGACCCAGTCGCCGATCGATACGCTACCGCTGAGATACGTGTTCGCGGCGCCATTCTCGACCACGAAATACGATGTTGTGCCGTTGACGAAGATGCCAACGCGATAACTGCTGTTCGTATTCGTCCCAAACCCGACGTTGCCGGCTGCGCCCGTCGTGTTGAACTTCATGAACCAGATGGAAAACGTGCATTGATCCTGCCCAAAGAGGCCAGGAATCTTGCCCGCCTGCATCAAGTCATCGACGCCGTCCGTAGTCCAATACCCGCCGCCTTCATGCGTCAAGAACGCATTCGACGCGATCTGACCAGTAATCGTGCCGTGATTCTGCTGGAGCGAGTAATCGTAGAGCCGCGACGCCTGCGGCCCAAGAAAAGGCGCGTAAGCACCCACGCACCGATCCCACAAATTCGGATACAGCGCATCGTCATAGGTTCCAAAATCACCGACTGACAACGTCGTCATAGGTTACGCAACCACCGTGCAGAGAGAACGCGGGGTGAGAATGACGCGGCTACCGTTGTTGCTCGCGGTGCCCTGATTTCGGATCGCTTGACCAAGCGAATTCAGCAGCACCGGAACCACATAGCGACCACGAGGCCGCCAGATTCGCGGCGACTGCTTCAGCACCGTGTTGGCATCCGCCGTGGCAACCAGCGTAAGCACAGGCCCCTCGAGCTGACGCAGGTTCGTCGTCGGGCTCGAATAGGCTCCGTCCGATCCCGTGACCTTTCCAGGCCAATTCGTGTTGTCACGGCTACAGGCGAAATACAGATCGACGCTCGTGCCCGCCACCGGTGCCGTCCCCGTTTCCACGTAGAGCTCGACCAGATACTCGTCGAACCAATTCACGGTCGTGGCGCCAAGATCCACCGCGGCACCCATGCGTGCCGAGCCGTTCGCCAATGCGTTCAGCGTCAGCGTGTTTGTGACGCCCGTGGCGCCCGCGTCGCCCCAGATGATCGGTGTCCCGAGATTCACATACAGATTCGACATTTCGCCACTCCCAGTTTTGAAAATGCCGGTCGGTCGAACGCACCCGCGTAGGCTAACCGCATCTCGCAAACCAGAAATAGCCCAGAAACCGCTAGACCTAGCGGTTTTATGCGGGTAAACGCATCTGGATGATGGTCCTACAGAAAAAATTAAATTTCATAAGTTTTCGGCGCGCGATCGCCTCCGCCGCGTTTGGCTAGCATACCCCCCACCGGTCGGAGGACCCTGCGGGGGGCCGTACGCGGTGGCCCGCATGGTCGTACGGTTGGCCGCATGACGTGCGCAGACCCGCAAACGCTGCGGTCGCCCGTACGTATCGAAACGATGCGCATCGAATCGCTACAGCCTAGAATCGCCCAGGATCGCCCAGAATCGACTGGGCGAATTCAGACATGGTCGCACCTCGAATCGACTGATTCGCTGCAGAAAGCGCCGGCGAGGGGATTCGACTAGGGGAATTCAGCCGGCGCCGAGAAAGAGGAGGGCGCATAAAGAAAGGCGACGTCAACGCGTTGTCGACGGCGCCTTGTGCGTGAAAGGTTTACCCTACGCCATTATCGGCCGCCTTTATCGTCCGCGGTCGCCGCTTGCGTCTCGGCAAGTCGCGTCTCAAGCTTCGCGATCTGCTTTTGAAGCTTTGCCAGCGTCGCGTTGACGCGTGCGACCGCCTTAGCGCGCTTCATTGACTCTTTATCGGTCCGGACGATTTCGACCGTGACAAAAGGGAGTTCGAGAACGGCGATATCGTTGTCGACGTCGAATCCGAACCAGCTAAACAGTACGGGTGCGCCGTTTGGAAGTCGTTTGATGCGATGAATGCCGGCCGAAAATGTGTAGTTTCTCATTTTGTCGATCCTTTCGAGGTTAGGAAAATCAGACGGGACGCACTTTGATATAGTCGCGGAAAGTCGGGTGGTTATCCGGAATCAAGCTGAATTCGCGGATGATATTTTGACGCGCTTCCTGCGATGTCGCCGCTTGGCGGACGACAACCAGCAGACGCGACCGATAGAGAAAGGTGATTTCGAACATTGTTTGGCGATCCTTTCGAAAGAGTTATCGTCAACTGACTACGGATATCGTAGCAGAATCCGGGCAGAATACAATACGGATTCCGTATTTCCTGGAATTTAGTCGAGAGGCGAGAATTTCAGAACTCTACTCTTGCGGAATCCGTAGTGTGCCGATAGAATCGGGGAAGTCGCGGAATGGTTCCGCCTTCTCAAAACGCCACAATGAAGGGATCAGACAATGGGTATTCTCTACACTTCGAAGCTTCCACGCAAAGCGTATCCCATCGAATCCGCACACGCTCGCGACATGGTCGCCGGCGACATGGCCTTTTGCGTCAATTGCTGCGAAGAGTTCCAGACGGTCGAATCGGAAGGCGAGTATTGTGAATCCTGCGACTGCGAATCGATCTTTTCCGCGAAATATCTGATCGATCGGCAATGGTTTGTGATCGTCGATATCACGCGCAATGACGTCTAATTTCTCTTGTTTCCACGCGGCCGGCATGTTGCCGGTCGCACTTCTCAACTCTTTCTTAATGAAAGTAGGGTTTACCATGTGCATCCAAATTCGCGCCTACGCACTCGCCGCCGTCCTGCGCAAGCTTGCGCCATTCGTTGGCACCAAGAAAGCTTGCAAGCGTCGGCCGATTCTAGGCTTTGTTCGCGTCGGGATGAATTGCGATATAACCGCGACCGACGGCGGCGACTGCTATGCACGATTGGATGGAGATTACATCCCGTGGGATGCCGAGGACTGGGGCGGCCGGACGCCATTCATCAACGCGTTTTTGATCCCATTGCGTGAAATGGTCGCTTGGCTCACGAACGTGAATAAAGGCGCACTTGTGACGCTTTGGGTCGAGAATGGCGACGTCTTGCACGTTCGCGCCGATCAGTCGTGGGTGCAATTCCCGATTCTTAGCGCTGACGACTTCCCGGCATATCCGCGCCTGCAATGGCAAAACGTCGCCGACTTCTACGCAGGATGCCTACCGGCCGCAATCAAAGCGACGTCGCACGCCGTTGACCCGGAATCGACACGGTTCGCGCTGACGGCCGTCGCGCTCGATATTACGCGTGCAGATCGTCACGCGGTCGCCAGCGATGGCAAGCGTATGATCACGGTCGACTTGTCGCCGCGTACAATGGTAGCCTACACGCCCGACAACGAACCATCGGTAGAAGGCGTCTATCTGATCGATGCGAAATACGCTTCCGGATTGTGCGACATTTTGGGCGATCTGGACGTTCTTATGTCAAGGAACATTGGCGACGCCGACGCGTCGCTGGTGAATTTTTTCTGCGCCGAAGGCGTCGACGTGATCATTCGCCTAACGGCCGGCCGATATCCGCAGTGGCGCGAGGTGATGCGAATGGCGCCGGCCGTGTCGTATCGTGCGACTGTTGACGCCTAAAGCATGTTTCGAAGATTGTACGGAATCCGCATTGCGTCACGCGTACGGATTCCGTATTTTATTGGTAGTCCGTTTTTTGTTCTCTACTCTTTCTAAACGAAGCGAGGTTGAAATCATGGCCCATAAATTCGAAACCGGCGTGTTCTATGGTGACAAGGCGTGGCATTCTCTTGGAACGACGCTGGACGCGGGCGACGCACGCAGGCGATCGGTAGTCGACACGATGTCGGCGGCCGGTCTTGACTGGCGCGTCGAGAAAATGCCGTTGATGGTATCGAATGAAGCGACGGTCCCGGCCGAAATTCGCGGCGCCGGCATCCTAGGATCCTACGGCGTCTTCCGGTTGAGCGACTGGTCACATCTTGGAACGGTCGGCGACCGTTATGAGTGCCTGCAAAATGCCGACATGTTCCAATGGTTTCAACCATTCCTTGATGCCGGAGTCGCGGAGTTTGAAACGGCCGGTTCGCTAGATTCTGGCCGCATCCCGTGGGTATTGGCGCGAATGACGATCGACGATCTGGAAGTATCGACCGGCGATAGCATCCGGCCGTATATCCTTCTGACCAGTTCGCACGATGGGAAATTCGCGACGCGCGCAGGATTCACGCCGATCCGCGTCGTTTGCTGGAATACCCTATCGGCAAGCGTCCAGGATTCGCGCTCGCAATTGCTGCGGGTGCGTCATACTTCGTCGCAAGCGCAGTCGCTGAACGCGATACGGCAAGCGATGGATTTACTCGCCGGCGAGTTCCGCGCGACGGTCGATCAGTATCGCAAACTGCAGTCAATGCCGATCAGTCGTTCTGATCTGCGAAAATATGTCAAGCTTGTTTTTGACATGCCGGAAGACGACGCCGACCTATCTGGACGATCGCGAAACATGCTCGACCGGATTGTGACGCTTGCCACGCATGGAACCGGACAACAAGGCGATTTAAATGCATGGAGCGCCTACCAAGGGGTGACGCACTATCTTTCCCACGAACGTAATAAAGATGCCTCGAAGCGCGTGCAATCGCTCTGGTTAGGTGATTCTGCGCAAGTGAACGCAAGGGCTTTCGAACTCGCGTTGACGCTTTAAACTCGTCTCGACTTCACACGGTCGATCGGCCACGCGCCGGTCGACCGTTTTTTCGTTTCCGATTGAAAGGTTTTTGCCATGAATGAAGTGATCCGAATTGCCGATCGATGGCACACGGTCGCGACCGTAGGCTATACGGCGCCCGTGTGCGTACGCGAACAGAATCCGGCGGCGTGGGGCGCCGTTTGTCACCTACAGATAAGGCGCGACCGTCGAAACGGCCGAACCCTGGCGCGGCGCGTCAATACCAATGGGCGACATGAAGAACGAAGCGTGGCATTCTATATCGACGCCGAAACGCTCGCGCAATGGCAAAGGATAGGACGCGACCAAAGGCGCTAGGTAAATCCCTCAGCGTGAACCCGGACGGCGTCGCACACTCGCGACGCCGTTTTTTTATGCGACTGCGCATTCCAGGAAACGCGCGGCGCATTTTCCACGACGTATAGGATCACGCGTGACGCGTCGCGATGCCGGCAGTCGACGTCCTAGTCGCATTCCATCCGGCGACGTGTGCGACGCTTTCCGGAGTTTCCTCAGAATTCGGAAATATTTTACGGATTCCGTACCGATACCTATTGCAATGAGCTACGGATTCCGTATGATGAAAGCGTCGGAAGGATGCGACGCGACGCGAAACGCGACGCGACGCGAGGGAAACGCGAGGGAAACGCAACGCGAAGGGAAACGCGAGGGGAAAAGGAAAGGGGGGAAGGGAATGAAAATGGAACCGGGGAATGATGGGCGGGTGACCGCAAAGGCAAGGGCGGCTCCTGGTAGCGCTGAAGCGCTCGCTAAGCGCTGGGAGCGCTAGCGCTAGCGCTTACCCTGGGCCCTGGGGGGGCGGCTATCTCCTTTAAAAATTGCAAAGTCGACTTGGAGACGGCTATCTGCTTTAAAAATTGCAAAGTCGACTTGGAGACGCTCGTATCAGGCCGGCCTTTGGTTGGTCGGCCATGTTCTTAAATCATCGCAACATGAACTTGGAGACGATTGAACGACTATGAAAGCCATTGCAGATAATTGCCGGCAGATTCCGTATTACTCGATCATCGGGGCGGCGAGACTGGCGGGCGTGTCGGAAGGATTGATTCGCCGCGCGCTGAAATTGGGGGAGATGCAGGAGTGCCGGACGCTCGACGGCTCGTCGCCTTTGATTGCCCGGAACCAGCTTCAGAAGTGGATCGCCAAGCGGAAGTAAATTCACAAACGACAACGGCCGGCGTGTTAAGCCGGCCGCCGTCGCGTTCGTTCCATGCGAGTCCTACCGGAAAGGATTATACGATGAACATGAAGGACCTCAAGGAGCGGTTAGAAAAAGTCTACGGATTAGCACCGCGGCCGGTGTCCCTCCGGCGTGTCTTGAATCGCGTCATTAGGATGCAACCGGGGGGCAATGATCTGCTCGAGAACATCAGCACGCTCGAGTATCGGCGACGTCGCGGGCAACCCCATGACGGTCTTGCATCGCTGTATCGCGAACGATCAGCGCTCATTGATTCAATCATCTCAACCGTAACGGAGTCCAAAAGTGGGCGTAGTCAAGGATCAAATTGAACTTGCCGACATGCTGCATGAACTGGTCGAACAGCATCGTGCGTGGTCGCTCGAAACATTTGGCGAGCGGGGGCCCGTTGGTCCGCTGCGACATTTGGCAAAGGAAGCGGCCGAAGCGGCAGACGCGGCAGGGGGGCCATCAGAGCCTTACATGCTCGAACTGGCCGATTGTTTCCTCTTGCTTCTGGATGCCGTTTGGCGGTCGGATTCGTCGCTCCTGGCGCTCGTGATGTGGTCGCATCAGAAGCTCGTCGCGAATCGCGGCCGGACGTGGCAACGGGGTACGGATCCGGATCAACCGGTGGAGCACATTCGCGAGTCTGGCGAGATGGAAATCATCTATAGCGATTCGCTGCCAGAGATTCGCCGGCAGGCGCAGGAAGCGGCGCAGCGGACCGACGACGCCAAGGATTGGGCGTGCCCCAAGTGCGATCGCTCGAGCATCTCGTGGGACTACGGCGTGGCGTATTGCAATCATTGCGGGCGCACGAACTTGGGAGGTGGTGCCGAATGAGCGAACTACCAGAAGGCTACACGGTCAAAGCACAATTTCGACGCTTCATCGAAGCGGAATACGGCGTCCGTCCAGACGATCCTAGCGACGCTTTCTTCTTGCTGTCATTCGGTGACGTCGACACACCGGTCACGACGATCGCTGTCGACCAACAAGATGCCCGCGAAATCGTGGTCGGGCTACTTCGCGTGATGGCTATGTCTGGCTGCGAGAAGTCGACCGAGGTTTTACAACAACACTTTACTAGGAATCCACACGAATGAGTTATGACAAGATCTTTGAAAACGCCGGCAGGTTGATGGGCAAGATCGAGCGTGAGTTGCAGGTCGGCGACGTCGCGCTGAAATTCGATCGGCGGGGGCAACACTTTCGGTATCAAGTGACGACGAAGATTGACGGCAAGTTATTTTGCTATGAGCATTGCGTGACGTTCGACTATCTGGACGACACCCGCGTGCTGGACTCTTTAGCCCACGAGATTTGCGTAAAATTCGGCCAAACCGTACGCTGCGCATCACGCGACTAGGCGTCGCTGTTCTTTCCAGACCGCAATCCGTAGCATTCGCGACACGATGGGGGCGGGGGCATTGATTCCCAACCCCTCGGCCGACTTGACGATTTGCGCGGTGATCTCCGGGAGATGCCGGCGGGCGAAATCGACGTTCGCTTCGTCGAGCATCTGCCGAATGCGTTTGCACGAACATCCGGGCTTTTCTCGGAATCCCAGCGTACGGAACCAACCGGCGAGGCGGGAACCGATGCGTGTCGCATCGCTCGGCACGAGTTCGTAAGGGAAATTGGCGGACGCAGCCAGCTTGATCGGCAGATAGTAGAACCGCCAAGCCTGCACGCGGGCGCCGGTGCTGAGGTATCCGTAGCGTTCACGCGGGAAGAACGCGAATCGAGCACGCGGTCCCGCTTCGTCGAGCGAGGCGTTACTGGGGGGCGTCGACTTCTTGTAGACGCTGACGAGGTGCGAGACATCGGGCAAGAGATCGCGGGGGATTTTGATGATCACGCCCGGACGCACGATGCCGTAGTTGATTTCCCCAACCACCAAGGGCCCGAAGTGGTTCACGCGGCAGGAAACGAAATCGCCTTGGGGCACGTAAGGGCCTTTCAGATGCTTGTAGATGATCGTCTTGGCACCGCAGCACATTTTTAGGCGCCAGCGCTCCAGGTGAGCGGCCAAGAGACGTCGACGACGATGTAATGCGTTAGACAGTCCTCTCCGTCCTCGGGAATCGGTGACGGATCGAAATCGCAGATCTTGGGCAGAGCGTCGCCGCCGTCACAGGAGAGTACGCCGCACTCGCAGCCGGCGAAGATGTGCGAGCCGCCCATCACGCAGCCGGGGCACGTGTTGGAATTGGGTTCCGGCGGATCCGTGTCGGGCACGTTGTTGGGGATCTCGGCGATCCGGATTTCCGGGTCCGTGGTGAAATCCTGGTGGCACTCATCGATTACCAATTCGGTGCGGAACCGCTTGGAGTTCGCACAGCATTCCCCGACCGCCTCGAACGAATTGGCCGCCCACCAGCCGGTCGGGCTCGGCACATCAGCGAGCGTGGGGCGACCGCCGCTAGGGCATTCGTCGTCACAGGCGGTGGTTTGGGTGGTCCGATCGCCGGTGACTTGCCCCCAACTATCCTTGAGCCACCAGATCCGCAGCGAATCCAGGATGTCGGTGGTCGGATCGCAGAAACAGGTGAGCGCGTAATGGTACGTGCGCTCGGTGTATTGGGGATTGCCGGCCGAGTCGAGGAAAGGGCAACAGCCATCGATCCCCGTTTCGAGCTCGTAATCCTCAACGCACGGCACGCTCCCCGGTTCGCCTTCCTGCAGGTAGCACCCGACGACGTGCCCCGTCTCGCCTTGGCAATCGAGCTCCACCCAGAAGGATTCATCGACCCACTCGAAGTTACCCGGGCTCGTCTCACGCCACACGCGGCCGCCCGCACCCCAAAGCATTCGCTGTTCGATGCCGTCGACCTCGAACTCGCCATAGTACCAGCGGTGCGTTTCTGGATCGCCGTCATCGACCTGCAGGGGATTACCGTCCACACACTGCATTTGGCAGGTGATCACGCCCAGGCCGCAGATGTCGGGCAAAACCTGGATGCGAGCAGTGAGAGAATCGCAGGGATCCGGGCAGATGCAATTCGGACAGGTCCCGCAGTCGATCAGATAAACCTCGCGTTCCTCGGCGATGTCGTCGAGCGTGCAGATAGCCGGATCATCCAGTTTCTTGCCCAACAGACAGTAGCCATCGGGCAGCGCCTCGACGAATCCGTTGCTACAGCGAGCCCACACGGGCGTGACCTCGGTGATCTCGTTGCAATAGCCTTCCGGGCCTTTGCGATGCACGATCATGCGGGCGTCATAGAGGCAGCAATCCGTGATGGCCGCGTCGGGCTTGCAGACGAGGATATGGTCGACTTGATCGCCTTGGCCGCAAACTCCCGGCACGAAAAACCACGTATTGTTCTGTTTCCAGGCGAATACCTTCGTGTCCTTTTCGATCACGCATTCCTCGGTGATCGAATAGGCTTCGACGCGACAGCTCCCGGAGCGATCGCGATAGACTCCGTTCGGTCCGTCCAAGAACATCAGCGGGTATTTTTTGGACGCTCCCACCGGATAATCGCCGTCGTCGCAGGTGCGAGCCAGCCGGACCTCGACCACTCCGTCATTCGTTTCGACGGTCCCCTCGCCGCGTTGCTTCCCCTGCAGATACGCCGTCAATTTTTCGATCTGTTCGACGCGCTGCTTGAGGCTGTTGTTCGGTGTTGTCATCGCTTCGTTTCTCTCTCTCGTCGGGCACGTTTGGCGCCGTGGGCGTGCAATCGCAAAAAGTCTAGTTCGCCAAACGCCGTGTGCAGCACCATCCGCATCGGCGGCAGGGCATGGCGAGGCGGCAGTTCGCCCTCGTGATGCACGGCGTGGATTTCCAATTGCGTGATTGCCGCTTGCACTTCGTGGCGCGTGTCTGATTGATCCAAGTGCGTGATGTACATACCCAAGTGCAGCAGATGGGCAGGAGCATCCCAGGGGAAGGTAACGCGAATCGCGGATCGCGTGCGGCTATACCACTCGTACGCACTTCGCGCGATCTTGTGCAGCCGATCGGTATCGTCCTTGATGTAGGCGCTCGTTGCGACCGTGATCGGGTAGCCTTCGGCATCCAGGTCAATCACCGTGTCTTGGCGAACCCAATCTAGTCGATACTGCGCTCCGCAGGGAATCCGCATTGTCCGCGCGAATTCAATGTCGCCGAGTTCTTCGTTCGGCGGATAGGCGACCTCACAGAAACGATCGTCAGCAAAACTGACGGTCGCGCGCATCGTCTTCCAATCCCATTCGCCATGCACCATTTCATCCTCGGGCTGAGGATGGAAGTCGGGGAACGCCAGCAAATGCTGCGGTCCTCGCGTCGTGTTCACCGTGAGCGTGTTGCCATCTTTCGGCACGCGAACGATCGCCGCCCAGTCGCGGACGTCATCATTTTCTACCGCCTCGATGTTGCCGCCGCGGCCCATCCGTGCGACATCGACATACCTTCCCGCCAGATTCGGCACTTCGATCATCACCAGCGGCGGACGCGTCTCGAGCAGTTCGCGCTCCTTGGTCAGATCCACCGTGCGCGTCTCGATCTTGTAACCGGAATAATCCGTTGCCTCTTTCAGTGGAATCGACGGCAGTAGACGCACGTCGCCGAAAAACTGCCAGTACTCGGAATCGTCCGGCGGGAACCGCAGAAGGTGATTCAGTTGGTATCGCATGAAGACGTGATTAACGTCTTCCCGACTCCGCCGCCACGCGTGCCATTGTTGGCGCTCCGCTACCTCTTCGACCGGCGGAACATTCGGGTGCGTGCTGGCGCCTAGCTCATACAGCACTTGCTCGGCGGGTGTCCAGCCAGGGCGGAATTGATCGGAAGTACTCATTCCGAAATCCATGGTGGCCGTGTTCGTGCGACGAGCGCCATAGCAGACAACTTGGTCGACCGAGTGCGACGAGTCGATTTGCAGCACGACATCCGCGGAGAAGTGCTCGTCGAATCGCAATTGGTCGGTGTCGTCATTGGGGACGATCACGCTCGGCTGATCCGCTTCGCCGGTGTCCCCCGGCAACTCGAGTTCGACATCGGTCATCGAGCGGACGCGTAGCCAACAGATTTCATCGTTCCACTTGTCGAACTCGAGCCACCACGTGAGCAGACGACGGCGACTGATCAGGGTGTTGAGTAGATCCCACATCGATTCGAGATGGCACTCGATTTCCGGGGCGTCCCACTCCGGCAAGAACTCGAGCGACTTCCGGTCGATGTTGAACTTGAACAGTCGCCGGCCGTCTTCTTTTTCTTCGTCGGTTGCACCAGCGACGAAGGATTGCCGCGGCAGGCCGACGCCAGACCGGCAGAGATACCGCACAATATCACGCGTTGACCAGACGTTTTCGTTAGCGTCCTTGTCGTTGGCGTGATACTGGAACACGTGATAGTCATCAAGCCCAGTCGTGCCACCTGGAAACGGCGGGGATAATTTCTCCATCTCCTTCGAGCGGTTGCCGCGTCCCATGGCATTGAACGTGATCCCCGTGAGCGAGGTGGAAATCAGCGAATCCACATGATCCGGTCGACGAAACTTGGATTCGACGATCCGGTGACGATCAAGCATTCCCTCCCAACCATAGGCCATAAAAGTGCGTTCGCCGCCCGCCACTTTCAGATTCGTATTGATGTCCGTCGTGGAATCCTGAACGTCGCTGGTGATCTCGACGAAACCATTCCAAACCAACAGATCGCGGTAGGCGACTTCGAAATCTTCGTCCGTCGGTGCGGGCTGCGAAGGATCGTAGTAGAGTACCCGATGTTGTTCCTCGGTCGGGATTTCAATCCGTACCATCCAGCGATTCAGATCGCGCGGAAAGATGATGCGCTGGAGCGGTTCATCATAGAGCTGGCCGTATCCGTATTTGAGCGAGAACTGGGCGCGTGACACGGTTGGAGCACACGCCCAGATCGCGAAGTCGAGTTTCGCGTGCGTCAGTAGAAACCACGGATCGGTACTCTTCGCACGAACTTCAATTCGCGCGAAGCGAATGGGTGACAAGCGGGGCAGCGTAGGACCGACGAACTCGGGCATGGGGACGATTACCGGACGAGGTACAGTCGTCCGTCTCCTGTTTCCGTCGTATCGAGGACGAATTTCACGCGTCCGGTGACGAGTCCGAAGACTTCCGCCGGCATGATATTCCTTGCCTCCGGGGCGACGGCGACCGCGAAGACTTCGCCATTGTAATAGACATCCTCCCAGGTGCCGTCAATGGTTTCGGCCTGAAAGGTGACCTGCGTGCAGGTGAATCCCGCGGGCAAGGACAAGGCGAAAACAGATCCGCCTTGCATCTGGATCGCGTTGGAAGTCGTGGAAGCGGCCCAGCTTACTTTTCGGCCGACGCCGTCGGCGGTTCGTTCCATGGTCATGGTGATTCGGTCCCTTACAAAATGAGAATGGTCCAGCGTGCAAGAAGTAACGCACCGACGTCGTGATTGAATCCACCGACGCCGATGATCTGATCGCGGATGTCGCACATCACATCGAGCAAAATAACCTTGGGCCAAACCTCGGCGTCGAAAGGATTCAACGTGTCATGCACGTACTGGAGTTCGACGTACGAACCGATGGCCGCCTCATACTGAGCCTTGAGGATCTGAGCATCCCATTGCGACGGCGTGTCGACCACGGTTTCTGGTTCCCAGACTTCGCCGCGTGTGCCGTCGACCCAGACGTTGAACCCGTCGGAACCGGCGCGCGTTTCGGTGATCAACCTCCTGCGACGCGTCGGCGGAACCGGCCGCATCGACAAGAATTTGAACTCGCCCAGCTTATGTTCCCAGCGTGGTGCCATGATGCTTTACTCCGTCTGAGCGCCGCGCTGTGCGGCGGCGGCCTGAGCGTTTTGACCGTTGGAAATTTGCTTGTTGTTCTCGGCCATGATCTCCGGCATCGCAGCAATGTCGATCATCGCTTTCCGTAGGACCGCTAACTCGGCCTCGCCACGAGAACCGAAGAGGTTGAAAATCCCCGTCGACGCGCTGTCCTCATAGGCGCCAGCGATCACACCCATTGCCGCCTGCTTGGGCGTCACGAGTCCGTTGCTGATCGCCGCCCAGTAACTGTATTCGAGGAATTTATCCGAAGGGTAATCGGTGAGGCCGGCAGTCGAAGGCAGGGCACCGGGATAAGTGGTTCCGCCTGCTTCACCTCCGAAGAGGATCGCCGCATAGATTCCGGCATCGGCCCGCCGCTTGTTCGCTAAATCCTGGATGGCCGCTTGGCGTTTCACCGTCCTCGCCGCTTTCAATTCGGGCGTTAGTCCCTTCATGTCACGCTCGAACGTGTTCCATTGTTTATCGGTCGTGTCGAGTTCCCCGCGTGCGACCGTCGCGAGGATATCGCCCACGCCACCATCGAACAGAAATTCGGCTTGCGCTTCCTTGGTGAACGATCGGCCTTTCAGATCTTTGCGAACTTTGCGGATTAAACCGGGATCCTCTTCCACCGCGTTTCTGATCGCCGTCATGATGGGTTGGTCCGCGTACTTCGGTCCAGCCTTCTTACGGAAGACGGAAATCAAATTGCTGGTCGCGGTGCGTGACAGTTCACCATCCGGATCGCCGATGCGAGAGGAAATCGCCGCCGCGATCGCCGCCGCTTGCTTAGTGTTTTCCAGCTTGTCGGTCACAAGAGGCGAGGAGACTTGCGCCGCGACGAGCGCCTGCGTGATGTTGGGCAGCTTGCTGGCATCCTGGAGACGTGATTGCGCCAAGATGCCGGCCTCGATCCGCATGGCCTGCTGAGCGGTCATGCCCGGAACGCCCTTCATCAAGTCGCCGGCGGACGCGCCCAGGTTACCGATGTCGTCGACCGACGCCGACGGATTCGGGTGAAACATGGTCGCCAATCGTGTCAACTCATTGAGCCTTTGCACGCGTCGGCTGACGTTGGCATCTGGAACCGCGTTCGAAATCAGCGCCGCGATACGATAGGCTTCGTTTTCTTGCAAGCCGAGTGACGGCGCGTTTTGTGCCACAGCTCGCAGGGCGGCGCTACGTTCCTTGGTTGTCGCATTGGGGCCCAGTGAGGCAATGAAGTCCGCTTGCGAAGTCGCGGCGTCCATCACCTTTCCCGCCGCGCGGTTCGCCATGTCTTGCTGCTGGCGCAGGGCGGCATTGTAGAGATTCAGGGCGGCCGTCGCAGAAACCCATTTCATGGCGATGGACTCCACCGCGGATGCCGTCGCCGCGGCGGCATTCTGCTGCGCAGTCTGCGCCGTTTTCGAGCTTTGGGTTGCCTGCTGTTGCCGTGCCTGCAGCTTGGCATACGCTGCCGATACCTTTTGGTATTCCGCCAGCAACTTCTCGAAGCGGGCAAAACCCGTGATCGTCAGAATGCCGTCGCCGCTGCTCATTTGGACTCCCCTAGGATCTGAATCGCCGCCCGCGTTGGCTTATAGTCCGGCATCCGTCCGCTCGCCCAGGCCAGGATCTCCGTCAGACTGGCTCGGAAATTTTTTTTTGAAAGTCCATCACGGCTTGGAACTCGGTAGCGATGGACATGACTTGCGCCGCGAACGACGTGCAAAGGAACACTTTTCCACTCTCGCCCAGTGCGTGAATCTCACCCACGCCCACGTAATAGTTCGCCTGCAGGATTTCCACCAACAAGAGATTGAGTTGCATGTCATCGATCGCCATGCCTTGCGCCAGGACATCCATGAAGATGCCCGACACTTCCCAGAGTCGTTGATGCTTGGGCACCAGTTGCGAAACCATCTGGCCATTGCTGTCAAACGTCCAGGTGCGACTCAAGAGATGGTTGCTGTTGTTCTCGGCACGGATCACGGGAATGATCCATGTCTCGCCTTGATCGTCGACGAGATCGATTCCGATCATGCGTTTGCGCTTTGCCAGCGTCTGAACTTTTGGGGGCGACTCTTTTTCCCAGCCGATCCAGTAGTTACGAAACGGCACCCACTGTTGCGAGGGCGGATTGTAGATACAAAGCGGCAATTCCTCGGCGATCGCAGGTTTTGGGTAGACCAGCACCCCGGGACCGCCCGCCGGTCCGATGCTGCGACTGACAATCACTTGGTCCGGATAGATTTCCCGATCGTCGAAGAGATATTCGCATTGGTACTTCGTAAACGCGTGCGTACGAAGCTTGCCGGCCCGCTCGTCCACCAGTCCGTCGACTGCTGGCTCGGGAAACCAGTAATAGAATCCAGCCATATAAAAAACTCCCAGGGATAAAAAAAACGGGCGGCCGACTGGTGACAGTCAGCACGCCCGAACCGTTTCCAAGTCGATTGGTTTCGTGTGCGTTCGATCCGACCGACAGGTTGCGGTTTCTTCAACAAAGAACAAAACGATTAAGGCGTCGCGTCCCAGCCGGCGATCAACTTGACAGTGGCTTCACTACCGGATGCGTTCGTAATGTAGATCGCCGTCACGGCACCAGCGAACGGCACCGCGCCTGGATTGTTTTCGACCCAGGCATACGGCTGATTCGCTTTGAGGTTCCAAGTTTCTTGCGGCGATCCGGACGAATTCGTCTTGATTGTCACGTCCTTGTCACTGCAGATTCCGAACAATTTCAGCCCCGTCGCGGGAAATGCGCAGGCCACGAGTTGATTGGTGACACCCGTGGCGACCGTTTCCTCGAAGGAGATATTCGCGCTGGGCGTCTTGGTCGCCGTGGCGTTGATGCGGACGAGTCCGTCGCCGATCGTGATTTGAGCTGTCTGCGTGGGCATGGTTTACCTTTGCCTAAACCTGAGGTTTCGATTTCACCTGAACTTAAACGATGGAAGCGGACGTGTCGATAATCATGGGAGTGTCACCCACGGAGTAGAACGTGGGGGCGATTTGGGCGACGGCTCCATTAATTCCGTCGATCGTTCGCAAGCCGCCCGTGAGCGTGATCTTGATGTGCGTGCCAGAGTTTGGCGCTGCAAAAATGTTCGTGCTCGTCATGTGCTGCAGATACAGTTCAAGCGTGCTAAACGCATCACCTCCGAAGCTGGCGGCGGCAATTTCGTTGGCGTCGTTGCTGGCCAAAATCGCCGTCGGGTGAAACTCGCGAATGCCTTGGTAGGTGTTCGTTTTCGCTCCGTCCGATCGCACCGGTTCGTAAATCGGATTGGTGTTCAGGGTCCAGCCCGTGACACCGGCGAGCAGCACGCCATTCAAATAGCACGGTCCCATGCCGTAAATGCGATTGCATCCGGACAAGGACGGCAGTTGCTGCGCACCCAGCCACACCAGCGGATCCGACACGCCACGACGAGCGGTCACGAGCCTCGCCGAGATATCGGATGTCTGGCCCGTCTGCGCCCGCAAGCTCGACCAGCAGAGCATGGCCGCGTTGGCGATCCGTCCCACGAGGTGGACGGCCGACGTGGGATCTTCCCGGATATCCATCGCCTTGCCCGCCCGATACCAGATATCGACCGTGCCGGCCGAGAGATCCCGGCAAAGGTGTTTGGAAGTGCAGACGTCAATCACCGTCTTCAATTGCCGACTGGTGAACGCGACATCGGGATCGGCGGTTTCCACGCCGACAAAACACGGCGTCGGGCTGCCGGCCGTGCGTTCGACCACGATTTGATAGTTCCGCATCGGCGACATGTCGCTGATGTGCGTCAGCTCCGGTGACGGCAAGCGAATCGCAGCGGGATAGTAGACGTTATCGAGTGCCATGTTTTGACCCTAGGCTACGGCGACGGTTGACGAGTTCGTGTTGACGCGGTTGGCTCGCAGAAACTGTTTGGCGGCACGCCAGAAGATGCGGCCAAGCAGCATTGCTTCCTCGCGCGTGATCGTGCTGATTTCTCGTTTCATGTTCGGATAACTGGTTTTCCGACGCTGCACGATGTAATTCGGGACGATCATTTTCAGAACAAAACCGTTCCGCGTCACGCGGATGGTGCGATTCCGTTCCGACTTCTCCTCTGTTTTCCCTTCGAACGCGATGTCGACCAAGCCACCTTTCACGACGGCCGCAAACACGGGTTTTCCCGTGACAGGATCCGGAACCGATCCACCGCGGGCCAACTTGACTTTGATCTCGCTGTAACGTCTCTTGCGTGGTTGATGCTTGTATCGCCGCCGCGCACCGCGTTCAAAGTGCCTCGGCAGAATATTCTTGTGCCAGTAATCGGCGACCGCATACATACCGTATTTGATGGCCGCGTCCATGATGGCTTTGCCCTGCCCATATCGGCCGCCGAGCAGTGCCACCCCATTGTAATTTGCGTTGAAAAAGATCGGCATTACAGGCCGGGAATGTCCGCTCCGAGTTGAATCAAGAACTCTGCGAACCAGAACCGATAGCCATCATTTTCATCGCGTCGTGCGACCGGTTGCGGTCGCGTCGTTTGCGTGATCTTGCGCATCACCAGATGCTGCGGTTGCCGGTTGCCTGACGACAATTCGTCGAGGAACTCCGACAGGAAATTCGTGAAATTCTCCGCCGACTCCTGGAAGTACGTTTCCGATTCCAGGTCGCAGCGATACCAGTCATTCACGTGCATCGCGATCGACATTTGCGGAAACATACAGCCTTCCGAGTGCTCGTTGAAAGAGAACTCCTCGGGGGCCAGAATCACGAACGGTCGCGGGATGTCATCCGGCCGTTCTTCGCCGCCGGCAAAAACAGGTCGATAGGCGTGCAAGAAAACTTGATTGGCGGGCGTCAGACCATCGATCGCACATTGGGCCACGAAAGCGCTGTTCTCTTGGATGAGAATCTTGGCTTTCTCCAGGACGATCGCCATCTCTCCTGACGCTGCCATTTACTTGCCACCCTTCACGCCTTGGGCCGGTCGCTGCCGGCGACTGAAATGCAATCGCCAGGAGTCGACCGCCTCGTTGTCATGCTCACCCTGGTAGGTGTATTTACGGTCGTCGGCATCGTGCGTCGTCGACCGCTGGATCGTGTCGCCGATGCAGGGATAAAGCACGCCTTTGGTCGCGTCCTTGAGAACTTTCACGCGAATCGTGCGGCGTTTATCTTCCGTGTCGCCTTCCAGGTCGAGTTCTTCCATCTCTTCGATGTGGACGTTGATTTCCCGTGCCGCTCCACCTCCGGGGGCAGGCGTGTAGGTCACCGTCTCACCGAAATAACTCGGGTTGAGGTGATACGCTTCCTTGATCCCCGTCAGTAGGCTACGAAAACTCATCGCGTCCACACCGCTTCGCAACAACAAAAAAACAGGAAAGCTTACGCCGGCGAGTTGTACTCGACCTTGATTTCCTTGACGAACATGCTGGTGGAGCTGTTCGACGAATTGTTCCGCAAACCCGCGATCAATTGCAGGCCACCGGCATAACCGCTCATGTCCATGTGGACGCTGGGCTTGATGTGCCGCTGGTATCCGTTCTTGTCGGTCAGCGAGAACTGCAGCGAACTCTTGCCGTTCTTGCTGGCGGAAGGAACCGAAATCGATTGCGTGCCCGTCTTGAAATCGATCCGAGCCCGGAACCATTCCGTGTTATCGAGCGTGATGCCCGTGGCGATGTCATCGCGGTTCGTGACGTTGTCGTCCGTCTCGACGTAGACCGCACGGCCACCGGTGCCGCCACCGATGCGGAACCAAGCGGATTCCTGGATCGCATCCGGGTCCGCATTGAACGCGCTGCAGACACCGAGCACACCGTCGGCCGCCGTTACCCAGCCGGTCAACTGTGCCAAGAATTCGACCGACACGAGATCGTCGATCGGGAACAACAATCGGCCGTTGAAGTGGATGAACGCACGATCGCCGCTATCCGTCAGCGATAGTTGCACGCCCTTTGTCGTGTTGGCGGTATACGACACCGCACCGTTCGCGTTCGTCGCCGACGTGAATTCGCCGATTGATCCACCGCGATCAAAATGGTAGACGCGGCAGAGTTTTTGGACACCATTCATACCCATGGTACATGAACTCCGTTGAAGATTGTTTTTTTGGTTTTGAAGAAGGATCGGGAACCGAACGGGATTTGCCGGCTGATCAATGTCAGCCGGCCGAATTCAAAACGACGCGGCTTAGTTGCCGTCGTTCATGACGATCACTCGCCAGTTGTTGAGTGCGATGCCGAAGCGAACCTCGATCGACACCCAACGGCACTTGCGATCGTTGTCGTACCAATCTTCACGCAGGCCATTCGCACCGAATCCGCGTTGGTACGCGTAGACCAAGGGCGAACCGTATTCCATCGGCGTCATCGTGAACCACTTGAGCACGCTCTGCACGTCGCAATTCGCGTCGATGATCGGACGCACCTTGCCGCGGAACGTGTTGAGGCTGCCGTCGGCGGTCTTGGTGGCCGCTTCCTCGATGCCTTGGGCGGAGTTGACCGGTGCCAGCGTTTGCAGGGTCGCTTCCTCGAGTTCGGCCGGCGCCAGCAATTTCTCGATCGGTGCGCCCATCGGCAAACCACCCGCCCCGTAGCTCGAGGCGAGACGATGCTTGCGGCGGTGCTCCTTGAGTTGCGTGGAACTTGGGGCGCCACCGCTACCGGTTGCGACGTAGTTCCCATGCGCGACCGAGAAAAACGCGTTGTTGTCCATCATGGTTGGATTCGCGTAGAGCAGATCGAGGATATCGCCCTCCATCGTCAACTGGCCGGCACGGGTCAGCGTGCGGAGTTGTCGAGCAAACCCGCCCAGATCGTCGTCGATCAGCATTTCCGGGGTCAGACCGACTTTATCGCCATAGCGATCGGCCTTGATCCAGTTGTTGATCGCACTTTCGAATTTCATCTGCTGCAGCGGTTCGTCTTCCTTGATCGCGTCGAGACGTTTGAACATGCCGACATCGACGAAGTGACGCGGCTTGAAATCGGGGAGATCCTCGATCCGTTCGCACCATTGCGTATAGGTCGCGGCTGCCAGAATCTGGCCGCGTGTGAGCGACTTGCCGACAAGGTTGGAAATCAGATCGGGGTGATCGCCACGCATGTTCGCGGAGCCGCCGGACACGAAAATGTCGGTCGTCTTGAGGAAGTTACGGGCATCCGTCTCGTCGTTGCCCGTGACGCGTCCGCCGCGTGCCTGCATTTGCATCCGGCACAAGTCGAGCGTCTTCATGTTGGCAAGTTCGCGACCGTACTGGCGGGCAGCGGTGCGAGTCTCTTCGTCGGCGCCTTGATCGCCGAATACCGACTGTTCAAACCGCATACAGAGGGCGGCCGACGATCCTTGAGCGAATTTATCTTGCTGCGATTCGCCCGGAGTGATCCGGATCGGCGTGCGGTCCTTGGCCATCGAGGCCACCAGCGTGTTGACGGCAGCATCGACAGACGTGCCGGCGTCGATCAATTCCTGGATCTGTTCGGGCGAGGCATTCAGCAATGCACCGCGATCGCGAATCTGTGCGATCCGCTCTCGTTCTTCGATGCGAACCGTTTGCTCGTCACGGCTATTCAGCGGAGCGGGTGCGGGTGCCGGAGTCGGCGCGGGCGCGGGCGTCGTGCCCGATCCGAGAAGTGCCTTGATGCCTTCCTCCTCCGTCATTTGCGGTCGTCCCGTCGCGACCTTGTAAGCGTGATAAGCTGCCTGACAGGTTGCGTCGTCTGCGTCGATGTTCTCGATCAGATCGCGCGCGTACAGAGCGGCCTTTAGTTTCGGGTTCATGCCTTTCCTTTCGTGCTTCACCACAATGGAAGATTTTGAGGCGACACGGGACCGATCCCGTTCGCGCGCGACCACTTGCTCGAATGTCAACACGTCGTCGACCATTCCCCGCGCTTTCGCCTCGGGGGCCAGGAAAGTGGAACCCTGACCGAATTCACTTTTGACGGTTGCGACGGAAACCTTGCGAAACTCTGCGACCTGCGCCACAAAATTCGCATAGATGTCGTCGACCATCTTTTGCAAGCTTGCGAGACGCTCGCTTGTCAGTTCCTCGTAAGGATTGCCGGACGCTTTCAAGTTGCCGGCACGCAACACGGAATACTTGATTCCCTCTTTGTCGTTGCGGTCCTTGTAGTTGGCGAGGATGTTGTAGACTCCGATCGAACCGACCGTGGTTGACTCGCTGGCGTAGAACTCTGTTGCAGCGGATGCGATCCAGTAGGCGCCGGAGCAGACCATATTCGTCGCGGATGCGATCACGCGTTTTTTTGATGCCACATCTCGAATCGCGGCGGCCACCTCGGGCGTGTAAGACGCCGCGCCGCCGGGAGAGTCGACACGCAAGAGGACCGTTGCGACGTCGTTGTCTTCGCCGGCGGTGCGAATCGCCTGAGCCAGTTTCATGCTCGAGGTGCCGCCGGAAAACGCCATCATCAGATTCGCCCGCGGCATGATCGTTCCAAACAGGTCAATCACCTCGATCCCGTTGTCGATCATTTGGCGGTTGTCTTCCGCCTTCGCCTTGGGCTCGCCGAATCGTTCGCGCAATTCGGCGTCAGTGAATTGGAAACCACTGGCTCGCAATTCCAAGAAGCTGAGGATCTCCTCGAGTTTCTCCTCGTGAATCAGCCACGGTTCCGTCACGGCCGCGCGAATGATGTTACTGATTTGATGGCTTGGCACTTGGGGCCTCCTGAGCTTGGTTTGCTTCACGCAACGCTTGGGCGTCACTGGAACTGCCGGCGATCTGTCCGCCGTTGCCCTTAGTCCAATCCAGCACGACGCCAGCTTCTCGAGCTGCACGATTTACGGCGGCCATGCGGCGGATGTTGCGGCGCCAATGGTGACCACGGCGGGCACACTCACCTTGGTAGGTAGAAAGTCCGCTACGCATCCGATCGATCGAAGCTTCCCCGTCGTCCTTGTCGAGATCGCTGCGGTTGCTGGCGATCACCTCATACGTGCTGTACAGATAGCGACGGTCGCGATATTCGCGGGCGCTGATCGATCGGATCACTCCACGAGCGATCGCAATTTCCGTGTGACGCTTGCGGATCTGCCGGACGATGCGATTGGAAAGCGATTCGATGATCGGCGCCACCATCATGTCATCGTCATCGTGAGCGGCCTTGAGCGAGGCGAGATTCGCTTTCGATGGATCGCCCAGCAGACGGTTCATCGAAAGCTTGCAGCCCATCGCCTGCAGGTTGAGTAGCAAGTTGATGAACGAACCGCCATCGCCGACGCTGCGACCGGTTTCGATTACGTCGACCTCTTCGTCCTTCTTGATTTGGCCAATCGCGGGATAACCCATTTTGACGCCGGTTAAGCCGGTTTCCGCGTCTTCCGCCTCGAGTCCAAGACTGGGGTATTGATCGCTTTTGACCACGACTCCCATCAGCGCCATGAGGCCGCGCGTGGTCAGTTCGTTGGCGACAAACCGATCGAGATCGAAGTTGTTCTGCATCGGTGCGGAGAACCAAGAGATTCCCACGCGACCGGATGGACGCGTCCACAGATACTGGTGCAAAATCCGCTCGATCGGCACGAACACGCTATCCTTCGACCAGCCCATGGAAGAGTCGTACGGGTGCGCGTCGTAGATCCAAAATCCGACCTTCCGATTGAATCGGTCGTATTCGATGCCGTTACTGATCCGGTTGTATCGCTCGCCGTTTTTGCGTAGATAGCCGGCGTCGCGATCCTTGGATTGGTCGACTTGCTCGAATTCAATGAGTTGGTAACAGAGGGGCACCGATCGGCCGGGAGATTCGTCGAATACTTCCAGCCAGATCGCGTTGCCCGCTTCGATTTCGTCTTCGAAGGCGACGCGTTGCAGATCGTAGTACGAATGTTCGCGTGTCGCGTCCGCTTCCTCGAGCGCCCAGCGTTCGAACCACGTATCGGATTCGATTTCGTAGTTCACCAGTTGCTCGTTTTGGTCGTCGAGCTCGGCCGCGTCGCTATAGGCGTCGATCCCGGTGCCGATCACCAGTCGCGAGAGTTGGGCCTTGGCTTTCTGCAAGAGCGAATCGTTGCGGACGCGATCGCGGATTCGCGACGTGAGACGATCCCAGGATTGCCGGATCGCCTCATCGCCGGAAAAGTGCTGCGGTTTCCAATGCTCGTTGAGCTTGGTCACGCGTGCGCCGGCGTACGGCGCGGTGATGTCGGCGGATTTCGGTTGCGGGGCTCGCCAAAGAGAGCCCAGCTTTCGCAGGGCTGTTTTTAGCATACGTACCTGAATACCGGTTGAGGCGCCTTGCCGGCATTGTCGAGCGTCGCCTGGACCTCGTCATTTGCCAGCGTCCGGATCAGCGAGGCGTATTGGCTCGGGCTGTGAAAGGTGGCGGAATCCTCGTTTTCACGGAATCCCGACACGCCGCCCGCCGCCAGATTCGCCTGGATCGCGGCTTGAATTGCAGCCAAGATTTCTTCGGTGGGTGTTGCCATGCCCCAAAAATTGCACGGGCGGCCGCAATCACCAATACGGTTCACCGCTAGGTCTAGCGGTAAAGTCCAAAAAAGTTGACCCCAAGACGTCGCTTTTAAGGGCCCCAGGAGGCCACAGGACGACACGGACCAGTTTTAGGCCCAGCGGTCGCGTGAGAGTGCCGCGTGAAGGCGGCGGTGGCAAAGCCGCGGCGGGAGGTCCCAATAAAAAAACCGGCCGCCACACTGGCGACCGGCCTGCGACGAGAGACGCGCCGCGAATGGTCCTCAGTTGCCGCCCATGCGTGGCGGCAGGTGGCTTAGCTTCGAAATGAGAAGGGGACCGGCAACAAGAGATTTGAACCTCTTCGACCGTGCCGGCCCCCTGAAGAACTTTCCGGCCCGTTCCCCAACTGGCCGGAAAGGACGGATGGCCCAGTCTATCGCATGTCCGGGCGGGCTGACACGTCCGGCGTTGCATGGCCTAGCGGGTTGCGTTGTTGCCAGGGGCGGCCGTGCTTGATCCGCTTGTCGCACTCCGGGCACTTGTAGCGGGCGATCGGGCCCTCCGTCCGGAACTGAACCATCCGGACATCCCGGCCCAGCCGGTTGCTGCAGGATTCGCATTTGGGCTGAAAGCTGATCCGCCCATACTCGACGTCGTCGGCCTTGGATGGTTCAGGCGGATTCGGCTGGGTGACGAGGTTGACGTTCACGACCGGAGCCGGTGCCGGCGGCGGCGTGGGTGTCGGCGCAGGCCTGCGCGGTGGCGTCCCGCCTGACTTCTTCGGTTGCTTGTCGCTGTCGTCGAGCCCGGGAGCGATGGAATCATCGGCCATGGGAAAAATCCTACCTTTCAGATTTGGTGATCGCGCACGGCCATATTCGGCATCGTCGCTGCCAATTGGTTGACCGACTGTTTGTCGGCAGACGGACGCACCCACGTGGAAGCGTCCCAGGTTGCGCCCATCTCGTGCAAGACGATCTCGGCAGCACAGAAACCATACACCTCGGCGTCGCCGTAGTGATTACCCCAAGCGGGATTCTTCACGGCCCAGACCGTTTTCGTTCGTCCGTTTGTTTTATCAACCTTCTCCTGCAATTGCTCGTTGAACACTTGTCGCAAGTAATCGGCAGAACTGCTAACCACGCCGCCGAAGAAGTTAAACGATCCCGGCATGTCGACCGGGATCAAGACTTTCTCCGCGATCGCTTCCTTGAAGTGCGGCGTAAAGATTTGTGTGACTTGTCGCGGCGTGACGTACGACGGTCCACCGCGTGCCGGTTTCTCGACTTCGGTCACGCGAAAGCGATCGCTGGGTTTTGTTTTGTGATCGCCGCGGCACGCGCGGATGCGGCGTGCAGTCGCTTCATGTTTGGCGATGAAGGCGTGAACTTCGCGTGTGCGATAGTTCGAGTCGACCAGCACAAGGCGAGGACGAAGTCGGTCGCGGCCTAACGGATTCTTGCCGCCGCCGTGGACCGGGAAATAACGATTCAGAACCGCGTCGGTAAGCTGGCGGATGTCCGAACGGTGAAACTGATTGAGTTGCTCCTCGGTGAGGAGAGCCGGATCAAAATCGTCCGTATCGTATCGCCGCAGGTAACCCCAATCGATCAACCAAGACGTCTGACGATCACCCCAAGCGCGCACGACGTAGTACACGCCATCGTCCTGGACGTCGGCGCCGGCCGTAATGAACCACGCCAAACTTGGTATCGTGCCGCGGGCGTGCCCAGATTCCAGCCGCCGGCCGATGATCTGCCAGTCGGGCAGCTTCCGCCGCGAACTGTACTTGAGCCCCAGCCAGTTTTCGAAAAACTCTCGCAAGGTCGAATCGCGACGCGCGGCGAGGTACTGGTAGGCGAGTTCCTGAAACGTCGTGATCGGCGAATGGATCGCCCAGAGGTGAAAGCTGAGGTGTTTGCGACCTCGAGACGGTTTGCCCACCACGCGATCATCGGGCGTCACCTCTTGGCCTTCAGCGACCCACAAACCGGAATTCACAAACGCCTTTTTTTCGTGCTGGCTGATCCGGCAGCCATGCAAGCAAACGTAGTGCGCATCGGTGACCTTGTCCGGTGCGAAATAGTTTCCGTCCGCATCACGTAGCCCTGCGATGCCTCCCTTCCCGGCGTAGGGTCCATCCTTGTAAACAAAGAATCGCAATTCTTGCCGAGTGCCACAATGTGGACACTTGCACTTCCAGACCGCTTTGTGTCCGGCCTCGTAGAGTTTATCGATCGTGGAATCATCACCCCACGGCGACGACTCATCATAGATCGTTGAATCGTAAAAGCGTTTGACGCGGTTGTCGGTCGCCTTGATCGGATTTCCGCCTTTGGGCGGATTCTTCGGGTAGACGTCGATTTCGGACCGAAAAACTCTCTTGCATGGCCTTCCACGTAGACGCTGAGCACTTCCCGCCCAAGCCAAGTACGCGCGACAAGTACCGAAGTCGACGTGTCGCGAATTGCGTAATCGCTCGGGCGGAACTCTTGGCCGCAACAGCGGCGATTCTTCGCCGTTGGCGTAAATTCTTTCTTTGAGCTCGCTGCAATAGATTTCGTCTGGTCCGACGACCATGGCCGGCGCCGGATCGTATTCGCTGAGGGCCCAGGCGACGGCGATGAGTGTGAGCGTTCCGCCGATCTGCGTCGACTTCTTGACGCTGATCTGCCGGACGAACGGGTCCAAGAAAGCGTCGATGATGTCTCGCCAAAACGGATTGTCCTTTAGATTGAATTTTCCGGATGAGGCTTCCAGTTCGGGCGATAGCCGTACGTTCTCCTCGCACCACTGACTCATGGGAATCAGTGCCTTGGGTTTCCAGATACTGGAACCAATCGACCGCACGACGCTCAACACGTCGTAATCACTTTCCAGTGTTGTCGTCATATCGCTCGAGTGCCTTATCCTTGTCACCTTCAATCAGTTCCGCCAGCATCTCCATGGCTTTGATCACGGCAGCCTGCGCGGCGTTATGGATCGCCGTCCGGGTGTCATCCTCGAGCGTCGCCGGCAATTCCGCGTGCAACTTCGACAAGAACTCACGGAACGCGGTCGCCGCATACGCGTTGGTGCGTCGGTAGAATGCGGCCACCTCTTCGGCGTCGAGCATCTTCCCTTGCATCCGCTTCAGTTCGATCAACGCTTGTTCGGTTTTGACCTGAGTCAAACGATCTCGCGTCGTCGGTTGGCTTGGTGCTGGCTCGGGAGGCTTGATCCCCAGTTCCGGCGGAACCGTCGCCTTCTTGCCGTTGGCCATCAACCACCGGCCGATCGGAATCGCAGGAAAGTAACCTTGGGCGTTCATCCCCTGCTGCCCAGGCCGACCCGGAAACGTCGGATTCGTCAACCACGTTTTGACAGCTCGCTCGTTCACGTTGAAGTACGCGGCACACTCGCGAATCTTCGTGAAGACGGGCCCCGTTTCCACGGGCGTTGGTGCTATCTCCGGATCGGGCTCGTTCTTGATCTGCCCGATGCCTGACTCCAGCAACCACACTGCCACCGCATCCGAGTCGTAGACGTAACCGCGTTTGTCCTTCAGTACCGTCGGCAATCCTCGGGCACGCAGCGAGTCGAGCTTCGCTAGTGTGATCTGGAGTTCTCGACACACATCCTTGGCGCGTAGGTGCATTTACAGCTTTTCATCGATCGCATCCCGCACGCAACGCATCCCAGCGATGTATCCCTGCGAGTACGCGTCGCCACGCGGTGGCAGCCGTTTTAGTTTGTCCTCGATGCCTTCCTTGGTAACCGTTGTAAAAACCATGTCGCTCGTAGAAGTAACCGAGTAGGTAATTGATCGTCAGAGACAAAATCAAATTCAGCAACAGCGAATTGAGCATCATCCAACCACTTTCAGACCAGCAAGTGCGCTTGGTGGCCGTTCTTGTTGTTTTGGTGCCTCTGGCAGCGAGTCGCCATTCGCCTGAGCGAGCGTCAACGAGTGCCACTTGAAGATATCCCCAGCCCAGGCGCGAATCTCTTTCGCGGCACGGATGCGATCGAGCGATTGCTGCTGTTTGTCACAGATAATCCGCATCAGGTTCCGCCTCACCTCCTGGATGTGACGATCTGTTAATCCGGCAGGGTTTTTGGGGAGTGTTCCGTTCATCTCTTGAGGCAACCGTTTATTTCATCACCGACCCGGACGCATGACCGTCCCAAGTCGCTTCATGTAGGCAACGCTCTGACCGAACCCAAACAAAATCGAACCGTGCGACGCGGCCTCCTGCCGGCCGTTCTCGCGCGGGATGCCGAATTTCAATCGGCCTTGCACAAAGAGGGCTTCGGTGCAGTGCTGCATCGCCTTTTGGCAGATCGCCGTCTCCGTGTGCGACGGGATCAACAGCAACACCTTGCGTTTCTTGCCCTCCTCGATGCAGCGATCGACCCAGCGTCCCCGTGTCTCGCCGTATGGCGGATTGCAAAACACGGTCGGGTAATCCCAGCTTAACACGCAGCCGTCATCCGGCAAGCAATAGAACGCTTTGGCACGCGTGGGGTTTTCTTCTTCCGTGCAAGGATCCAGATCGATGTCGCCGGCCCACATGTCTCGGATCGGTCCTAGGATGTATTCCGGCGTCCACATGCGTTGCCGTTCGTGATCCTGCAGGCGACGGCGTTTACTGTTGTCGAATCGCGAACTCGCTTTCGATGTCATGCGTTCTAGCATCCTTCAAGGATCATGCGGACGAGCCTACTTAGCGGCGGCTCCGACTCGTCCGTCGAGTATTGGCTGACTTCGGGCGGCACTTCGGTGCGTACTTCGCTGAATGCCGGCGGCGGCGCAACGACGGAACCGAAGTAGGCGCCCACGAGAAAATCTTTGTCTGGCTGAATGGGTTCACTCATGCGGCACCAGTGAAATTGCTCCCGTGGGACATTGATTGACAACCGTCCGGATCTCATCGGCCGTCGCGGCGTCGACCTTCACCCAGGGACGTTCATCGGGCTGAAACACTTGCTCGAGCTTGATGAAACAATTGCCGCAATGTGAGCACCTATCAGAATCCCAGTGTACAGTCACGCTGCCGTCACTGCGCTGGTAAGTTCTTTTCGCCATAGGTTTCGGTCCTGTACGTAAATAGCAAGTCGGTCTTCGACCCGTTCGGATTCGGTAAGTACGTGAGCAGAATACCTTCTCCGGTTTGCTTTCCGCCAGTCTCCACAATCCGCTGCGCCAGCTCCGCATGGGAAAAGCTGCGTTGTTGCTTTCGCGTCAACTGGCTGATTTTTACTGCGCCCGCTCGGTAGCGATTACTAAGCGAGAGACACAACACTTGCTTTTCGGGCTCGATGAAAGCGGTTGCGTAGACTTCGCCAGTGAACGGAATCAGCCGACACGCTTCCGCGTTGATGGCAAAACGATGTTGGCTGAGATCCAAGCGAATCACCGGACCAGAGACGCTGCGCGATTGGGCGACGAATTCCCAGGGCATTCAATCTCAACTCCGAAAAAAGGCCGCCATCGGAACCAACAGTGACCCAGGGAGTCGAACCCCGCCTGCATCGGCAGCCGATGCCGCGCCCACGCGCCGATCACTAAATGCCGGCTCCAGATTGTTCCGGCCGGCGCGGATCTTGTTTTCCGTTTCGTGCTGTTCGCGATTAAGCTGGCGTCTGGCGAATCTGGTCGCCTCATGAGCGGGACGTCGCGCGAATCCTAGCCCCCGCAACCATACCTTGCACGCACTACGGACATCAACAACAAAAAAGGTGTTTCGTTCCTACTCCTTCCGCAGAAGGTAGGTGGACGGAGAGATTTTGACGTTCCCTTGCGAGGTGGCATCACACGAGGAACTAAAACCGCTTTGGCCGTTGCGTAGTTCGGTCAGCAAACCGTTGTACGCAGTCCATGACCCGTTTGAGTCTCGCGGATCTTCCACTTCGTAGACGACTTGGCAGTCGTACATGAAAATTTCTTGGCCATGGATTTCTGAATAGCAGATCCAAGTTTTATTCAGCGTCGTCACGTCCTCGCTACTGTCTTGAACATTGCCATTGGCGTCGATATAGCTCCACTCGACATGCCACTTGTTCGTCGATGGTACGAACGTCGCCTTAAATTCGTTTCCGCCGAATCTGGCTTGCATCTGCCCGGCGCGATAAAGCATTCCGTTACCGTTCACGGAACCCGTCATGACCACCTCGGCCAACTTGATCGCAGACGTGTTGGCGGGTTGCGTGTCGCAACGAATCACTCGCCAGATGTGTCCCGCGGTTTGTGCTTCACCGACCACGCGTCGCGTGAAGTTATTCGCCGGACCTACCTTGCCTTTGACGGTGTTGGAAAATCCGAGTTCGATCCGCGGCACAAGTGCGTCCTGCGTGATGTTCTGCGTCCATCCCGCCAGCGCGATCGCCGAAGTATCCATCGACCACTCGTTACCCGGAAGCGATGCGGTGTCGCCAAAAATCTTCGACTGCTGAGCATTCAGCCATTCACCACCGGGACCCGTCGCCGGAATGTAACCGTAGCCCATGCTCGGCCCCGCTGGATCATCTCCGACGAGCGTATTGCCGTCCCATTTCTGAGCCCGCACGTGTCGCGCGAGCACGTACCCTGACGTGACGTCGGTCCACTTCCACTGACACAAAGCTGTCTCTGTAAACAAAAGCAATAAGGCGATCGAGGCGAGGAAACTTTTCACGTTCTGAGCACTCCGGTAGGAAAAGGAAGGAAACAAAAAATCACCCGCCGATCTCACAATCCGCTGCCGGATTCGAACCGACATCTCCCGACGTGGACATGAGCCCAGCTTCGCGGGCATCCCTACAGAGGCTTCGAACCTCTCCGTTGGACCAAGCGGACCGACCGGCGGGTGAAAGTTACCCCGTTGGAATCGAACCAACTTTTCCGCTGTCTGCATTCAGCGGCGTCTTAGCCAATAGACGATAGGGAAACTCACCGTTAAGCGTCTGGATCATAGCCGGCGGCTACTGATTCCGCAACTGCGAACCACGAAAACATTCGGATCGCCACGTTGGTTCCTCGATGTATCCGGTCGACTTGCACGCCGCGCATCCGTTGCAGTTGCAAGCGTCGCATCGACGCCCAGGCGTGATCACGTCGCCCAGGGACGCGTACAGGTCGCGGGCCTCTTCAGGCGAGAGTCCGTGACCAAATAGCACGCGTTCACGAAGACGCAGGATCGTCGGGTTGATCACCCTCGCCTGCGTCCCCGATCGCGGCATCACCAGTTCGTAGTTCCACCCCGGCATCACCTGGATCTGATGGGTTTGCATTTTGTGTCCTCCTCTTCCAATGACGACGACAATGATCTGGCAATTCATCGATCGCCGCATACGCAATCGTGTGCAACAAGTACGGCAACGCACGAGCCAGTTCGTACGCGGTGATATCCTCTGACGGCACAAACTCCCACGGCGGGACCTGGAAGCTCATGGGCGGCAACGCGGACGCTAACGCGTTGGCATAAGCGGCCGCATCAATTTCGATCTCCTTGACGCTACCCCAGGAACCGTGCGGCGAATCCTCTAGCGACTTGATTGGCAACGGAACCTCGACCTGTTCCTTGACCTCATCGCCGCCGCTGTTGCATTCCATGACAAGCGAAAGATCGGCTTGCGTCATCGGATAGCCACCGGGGAACGTAGAGCCGTCGAACGCTGCATCGGCGGCGAACTTCTCCGCGTCCTCGCGAGTCTCTTCGACGCCTTCCGTCTCGATCGTGCCGGTGCGACTCCAGCACAGCCAGCGAATCCCCTTCGACGTCGGCCAGATCGTCGCTACGATTCGCTTCTCAAAAATCAAGAATCCTTGCAACAGCTTGCCGTCGCTATCGCTTTTCGTTCGCCATTCGTAATGAACCACTCCCACTGAATTGCCTTTCATCCTAAAGAATTCTTTGAAACTCACTCGACCTCGGACTCGGAAAATGTATCACGCAACGATCGAGCGATTTCGAAAAGTTGGTCGCGTGTCACGTCATGCGTAAACTTGAATCCGTTTTTCAGGACGATCGTGAGGAAGTATGACCAAACATCGTCTCGCACACCCCACTATCCATCTTGATTGATTTCTAGTTCGTGCACCCAGACTTCTATGTCTGGCGAGTCTTCGCATTCCGACGGATGCAGCCAAATGCGAAACTGAAAGTCGACTCGATTACTCATTCGCTCACCTTCGCTTTCACGCACAGGCTGCCGTCGAGTTGGGTATATCGCTCGTAGGCTTCCCTGAATGACATCTTCGCACTGCCCACGCACACTGTGTCGTCGGATACCCATCGTGGAAAGTAAGAGCAGTCATCCAGCTTGCTGCGTACGCAATGGCACCGCTCCCACTCCTCGCGGCCCCACGGCTCGGGTGCTGGGGATTCGATGATGCGGTATTGGTACTGGAAGTTCATCAGTCGGCCAACATTGGGGACGATGCCCCACGACCAATACTCGTTCGGCCTTTCCTCAACCGTCTTCCCTTCCGCCATCGCCTGGACGTAAGGAAGTATCCTCTTTGCTTGCTCTTGCGGGGTCATACTGTCAACTCCTTAATCACCACCGACCACAATCCACTTGGGAGAATTGTCGTCGATCATTGGTAGGTCCTTTCGAACGGTTTGCAAAAAAACGAACAACTTTTAAAAATCACATTCCTTGACGCCAATTCCTGCCGCTTCAATGTCCGCTACAACTTGCCCGAAAGTTGTCATCGACGATCGTTCCTCTAGCGAGCGATCTTGGATGCGCGCGTGGAAGTGTGCCGGCAAATACGGCCTCACATCCTCTTGCTCCCAGTGATCGCCCTTCTTCACCATCTTCGTCTGGAACTTTTTGCCTAATGAACAATTGCATGGTGCAACCGCTGTGAGTTTCTTTAGTGACCCGTCCTCGTTGTAGATCCGAAATACAGAGCCATTCGGGCCGCGAAACATTCGGACGCCTTGATGCACGCCACGCGTCACCAGCGGATGCCAGATCGTCACTAATCCCGTGTTGCGGCAGAGTTCACACCGCCGACCGTTGCACTCTGGTTCGGCCTCCCTCATGGTTTTTTCACCGTGATCTGATGGACTGGATTGGCCGCAAGCAATTCTTGATTGCGTTCAATTCGCTCCGCCAGCACCATCGCCGGCAAGCTACTCGGGACCTTACGAGGAGGCTGTACCGTCTCTCGCTGCAAGGCGTTTTGTTGCTCGAAGTATCCAATCAATGGGGCAGCGGATTCCGCATTGACGCCCATACTGAGATAGACCAGATACATCCGCTCGAATTCCTTGCGGAACCACTTGTCGAATTCTTCCGCCGGCATCTCGCACACTCTTAGCCATCCACCCAGGTTTCGGATCGTGGCGTTGATTACCGTGTCTTCAAAATCAGGAGATCGATAATATCCAACTGTCCGCAGTGCCGTTTCTACGTCACCGAATGCAATCGCCGCTTGTGCCGCCGGCGCGATTATGCCAGCTAGTTCACGCAGGTCAAAAACGGTTGGCATGAACCTACATTGCTTCATCGCCTTCGCGACGGCCGACTCGACTTGCGAATAGGGTAGATCATTCAAGCCGATCCAATAGCCAAACAGAAGCACGTCGCTTATATCGCGTCCAAACGTCAATGCGAGTCCGCTGATTAACTTCGCGAACAACTCCCTGTCTTTTTCAATCATCACCATCGCTCCTCGTTTTGCTTAAAAAACTCTCAATAGCAGCTTCAGCGCGACGCACTACCGGGGACTTTGGCAACTCAACTCCATCGCGACCATCTTCGATAAACCCGTCGATGTTCGTGTCGCGAAATGCGAATTGCAAACCTAGATACTTCTTGCCCTCGTCGTTCTCGCCGAGATGGTGACGCGACCGATGCAAACCGTCGATCGCAAAGCATAGTTCCTCGATCGAGTACTCAAGAAGCTTTTTCGCGATTAGCTTTTTATCCTTCTCGCGCATGATCGATTTCGGATGGTAGCGCTGATGGTGCGCGAACACTTGTTCGATCGCCCCGGTCGAAACCGGCGGTTTCCTGCGAGTTTTTTCCTTCACAGGAACTAATGCGCTAGCAACCTCCTTAGGAGGGGCATCAGCCTTTGCTGCGCTCGGCTGAGAAACACCATCCCCTTCTAGGGGAGGAAATAGACACCCTGTCCCGACTGCGTCAGCAGTCGAGGCGGCTTTAGCCGCCGGCGCCCTAGCTGCGCTGGGCTTGGTATTAGTATTTAGGCTTGGCTTGGCTTGGCTTGGTAAGATCTGCGCGCGCGAAGAGCGCTCTTCAGTCGGGGGCTGGACGAGTTGAGACCCGTCTTCAGTCGAGGGCTGGACGAGTTGAGACCCGTCTTCAGTCGAGGGCTGGACGAGTTGAGAGTGATCTGAAGACCCGTCTGAAGACCCGTCTGAAGACCCGTCTTCAGTCGATGGTCGAAAAAAGTCTAGTTTCTTCCCTTTGAGCGCAGCTCGCACCCAATTCGGCGCGTGTTCGTGCCAGTCGTGAACCAGCAAGCGATGCTTCGGGCAGTGATCAAGCCACCCCGAATGGACTAGTGCATCCACCAGCACGTCGGGGGATTTCTCCCAGTCGCAGACGATTGCAATGTCTTCATTGCTGAATCGCCCGATGTCCCCCTGCGGTGCCTGCATGGCCGTCGTGCGCCAAAGTAGCTCCAGGATTCCGATCACCGATCGCATCGGTTCGCCCAGGTGCCGCATCAGCTTTTTGAACTTAATCAGGTCGGTTGTGTTCACCTTCATCGGTCCGTCAGTTCCCAGAACAGTTTTTTGTCGGTGGTGATCGTTACGATCGTTTTTTCTTCTTCTTGGCTGCCGATTTTAGATTGGATATGACGGACGTCCGCGACTTGCGCGGGCGAATCATCTGCAAGTATTCCAGCCTGCACAAGAGCGTCGAGCACCGCTTTCCCTGAGATTCCATCTCGGTCGGTAAGTCGGTGCCGTAGGTGATGGAATACCACGAAAACAGGTGAAGTAAATGTCTCAACTTCATCCTTTGAAATTCCTGCAGCCCTAAGATCCGATTCCATGTGGGCAGCACGAATGGCAGCTCGATCCGCAGCGTTCGCGGCTCTGGCTTTTCGCTTTCCCATAGCAGTCGCTCCTTACTTGCCATTGAGTTCATCCCATTTCTCGTGCTCACGATCGCTGGCTTCCCTAATTAGCGTCAGCGCCTCGCACGGGTCATTTTGTGCTTTCAAGATTTGCAAAAACTCCTCACAGAGACGCGCGTGCATCGTGAAGTATCCCAGGTCCCAGTTGATCGCGGTTTCCATTGCTTCGCGCAATGTTCGGTGCAACCGCTTCCCGGCGTATCTCGGTAACGGAACTGGCTCCTGGTCATTGCCGAACTCAATGACAATACAGAGTCCATCCTCATCCTTCTGAGTGACCAGGAACGTCGAATAATAGAGGTCATCGCCTGCCTCAAACGAATAGAGTGTTTCGCCGACCGAAACGTCGGGGTAGGGGTGGGCGTACTCTTTGGATTCGTTTAGTTGGGCTTTGCCGAACTGCCGTACCAATTCCTTGCGTTCCAGAAAGTCGTCTGCGTCGCCCATCGTTTCACCTTTGTATTTTTGAAAGAACAGAAGCACGGGGCGGGCGCAAACTCGTCACAACGCGTGACGCGACCGGACAAAAATTAAAAACCGTCGCCCACCCTGTGCCCTACTACGACTCTCAGTATTTTTCGACGCGTCCTTCGATCGCGTAGCATCCGCTGACATCCTTGAAGAACGCGACTGGCGTATTGCCGTGCAAATAGGCTGGGCGTGTGACACGCGTCAGAATGCGGCCGGAGTCCTTCCTCAACATGACGAACGTCCCAGGTGGAAACCGACGATTGAAGTCGTCGACGACGTGTTGCTTGGGGTGCTCGCGGTCGGCGTTGTCCGAATTGTCAAATAGGCTGTTCACTCGTAGCACTCCTCGAAAAACTCAGCGAAGTCGAGTTCATAGTCGCCGCACGATTCAGCCAGTTGATTCCGATCTGGATACCTTCCCTCGGAGTCAAGCAAGAGCGGCAAGGACCGCATGACGCGCGCCTGCTGACACTTCGCATCTCCAGGTTCCAGGGCGACACATTGGTTTGGACGCGTCGGATAGATTTGACACGAGTGCTTGCCGTCGCACTCCGAGAGAAACGGACACTGTCGCGTTTCGATGTCATACAGCACGATTGCCCGATTCCACCACTTATCGACCGCGTCCGCCATTCGCAAGTCGGGCTTGAGTTCCTGAATCCTTGGCTCGCGCAGGATATCTAGATACTGCGCTTCGACGATGAAAGCCTTGCAGCACGCGCCGCATTGATCACATTCGAACGTCTGCCGGTTTGTCATCTTCTTTTTTTATCCTCCATCTCCCAAACGGGAGTAACCTTAATTACTACTGCGTGAGCAATGAACTTTGTGGCGTTTTCCACCCATCCACCGTGCGCAAAGCGTGTCCATCCGTTCATGATGAATTGCGTGTCTTGCGTTGCGCCTTCTGGACTGTAGCCGTCTACGATCACGCATTTGTGCCAGTGAAACCAATGGTCGAACTGGGTGAGAATGCTGTACGGGCAGTTGACGCTCACGGAATCACCTCTTTGAGCGCTAGCCACTCTAGATGATCTCGTAATTCACGGAGCATCGTCTCCGTGTCAAAACTGTCAGCGATATAAATGCCGTCGGGCAGTGCGTCAGCGCCGCAAAAAGTCTTCGCCGGTGTTTGGAAATACTTTATGCCGCTTTCGCTAGTCTTCGTGTCTGCGCCGTAAAGAATGCGACTAATCGCGGCGGCAAAGCGGCCGGATTGCGTCGCGGCGGCCTTGGCCATTGTTTCTGGTCCGATCGGTAGTTTGCTTTTGCTCATGATTCCCTCGCAATCTGTTCCTCGATGGCGGCGATATCCTCCTCGCCTTCGTACGCGTCGCCGTGCAGTTCGTCGGACACGGGCGGCGAATCTTCCACGGGCGGCGGCGTCGACTTGGCGATCTCCATTAACTTGGCGTCGCAGGCTGACGCGGTAAATTCGAGCTTGTCGACCTCGCCGGCGGCTCTTGCGATGAAACGCTCTCGCAGTTCCTGTACTTCCTCCGGAGTTCCTGCGCGACGCAGAGCAAACGAGAGTTCGCCCTTGAACTTGCCGATCGTATCCATCGGCATCGGCGGTCGCTTGAACGTCGCGGAAGTCGTTGCGGCCGGCGGCGACGACTTATTGTCCTTTTCCGCTGCCCTTTTGTTGCGCTCGTCCGTTTCTCGGATCAGATCGTCGAGGTCATATTCTTCGTCGGTTGGGATCGCCGGCGGATTGTCGTTCGGGAAGGCGAAGCGAAAGCCAGCAGCGATAGCGCATTTCTGCATCATCCACCTCCGTTGCTTCGCCCACTCTCCTTTATCTTTCTTGCGTTCTTCTAAGTCGACCGTTACGTACGCCGGCCGCGACTGATCCTTCCGATAAACCTTGCACCAACCCCCGATGAGCTTCGCCTGGAGCGGTGCGCACGTGCCGACGACTTCCTGCATTTGCCCATCGATCTCGACGATGATCCCCGCCTCAAACCCGTCGTACTGGTCGAAGCACGCGGCACGCTTGATCAGCGAATGGTAAGACAGAATCACGGACCAGTTTGCCGTATTGCTCTGATTGTCATCGTAGCCAATCAGATAGATGTCGCGAGCGTACGGATTCAGACGGTACTGCATACACGTCTGTTGATACTCCTCGAGCACAAGGCGAGGCGGACGACGTCCCGCCTTGGTGTTTGGAATCGTGCGATTGAGTCTTTCGAGCGAAACCTCGATGGTTTCGTTTCCTCCGATCGGCACGTAGTGCACCGTTTTCTTGGCGTCGATGGCGACACGCTTGGCGACGGTTTGTTCGATGAGTCGCTGCGCTTCGCTGGATGCCAGCACTTCGTCGAGTAGGTTTTGATCGACGGTTTTCTCTTCGGTTTTTTGTCGTTGCTTGCTCATTTGGATTGATCCTTTTTGAATTGGTTGTCGACGTACAGGTTGACGGCCGTGGAGATTTCTTGGATGGCCTCGGTTTGCTCCTCCAGGATTGTGTTCCGTTTTTGCAGTTCGCGGATGCCGCGATCGACGGAATCGGTCGATCGCGCGGACCACTTCGCAATGAACACGACGGCCGTAAAGCCTCCACAAACACCCGCCAGGAATGCTATCAGTGCGTTCATGATGATGTCCTCTGTGAAAAGTAGGGGCAGGTGCGAGCGTAACCGCACCATCGTTCCGAACATTGCCAATTCGTCGGCGACGTTGGCACATAGATCCCCGCTTCAATCGCTTTGACGGTCGCGTCGATGCGGGCCGCCAGCACGTCATAGTCGGCATCGTCACGACGTGAGACGAGGACTTGCCTTTCGACCTTCTTCGTCTTCAGTAACGTGTCGAGGCGAACTTCCGTCGGATCGCAGCCCATGTCGACGCGGTACGCGACGGCATAGGCAGTGAGCTGCGTCGACCGATGGACTTCGTCGGGCGACTTCTTGCGGCCGGCGGTCTTGAAATCGGTCACGCGTCCCTCGTCGTCGCGTAGATCCGTGACCATGATCATGTTCATCGGTCCGGGTAGCTCCACGAGTGTCGCGACTTCAACCGCTACCGGCTGATAATCGGCCACGACTTCGATCGCCAGAATCTCGGCCATCGCCGCCACTTGATCCGTTGCCTCGGCGATCACCCTGCGAGCACCGCGTGATGCTTCCTCGCGAGTCAGCTCGTAAGACTCCTTCCGCAGTCGCGATTCGAATCCCGCGACCGCCGCTTCAATCACTTCATCGATCGGCAAGTCTACATGCGTTTCGATCTTCTGGGCAAAATTGGTTTGGGCACCCGCGTGGACGCCCGTACCCACCAGCAACGCGATCCCAGGCGGGATCACCTCGTGTTCGACGTAGCGGCGGCGATACTGCTCTCCGCACCGCCACATCGTTTCGAGTCGGGTACTACTGATCGACGGTTTGCTCATGGTTCCCTCGCGACTATATGGAAGCAACGCACCTCAAGCGTCGGAATCATCTCGCCATGCGGAACCGGTTCGTATTTCCGCGATCGCAACAGATGGCCGAAGCAATTCCGCTCATGCGAGTAGAAGCAGTCGACCACGTGGACATCGTCGGGCAATGGTCCGCCGTCTAGCTCGAGCCAGCAGCGTTCACCCTTGATTTCCTTCCGGTCGAACATCTCGAACACGAAGCGACGCGGCACCCACAGCAATTTGAGCTTGCGCAGGTTGCATTCACGGACAAACGCCATGTATTCGCGACACGCTGCGCGATCAAACAACTTGGCCGCAACGAGCTTCCGGGCGATCTTTTTCGCTTCGGGCACATTGGTGACGAAGCTAAACCACGTGCCGTTATGTGGTGTCATCATTGGTGGTCACGATCCTTCGGTTGGAACAGTCCGTTTTGCACGGGCTGCCCGAACGTCGACACCTTCCGGTTTGAGTCCATGAGTGACTCGACGTCCTTTTCGAGTTCATCGACTCGCGATTGCAGCGCCGCCACCGTCGAGGTGAGACTCTGCAGCATTCCCTTGACGCTCTCGAGCGGATCGGCGGGCACTTCTTTGAGCTTCACCCACTGCCCCAGGTCCACCGATTTGTCGCCTCGTATCACGTTGACGACTTGCTGCGTGGAGAGTTCGTAACCGATTTGTGCCGACACCCATTTCGCCAGCAATCGGCAGGTCGCAAATTTTTCCGTGCAGGTCGCCATCAGTCGCATGATCGCGATGGCGTCGGCGTGTGTGAGTCGTTTACCCATAATTTTCCTCTTTGGTAGGTAGGTATCTCTCAAGAACGAACAGAACATCGGCGGCCGCGGCTTCGATCGTTTCGTAAGTCGCGACGAACTTGGGATCGCGCATCTGTAGCGTGGCGATCCGGGTAGCGATCATGAAGAGTGCGAGCGCCTGCTCGAATTCACCCCGTTCGACTTCGTCGACGGGCGGATCGAGTTCGAGTAGCAATCGCATCCATTCCAATCGTGGGCGTGACACGGGTAGATCCTTTCCTGTTAGTTGTCTGACGGTCCTCGCCTTTCATGTCGCCGATCAAACATCTGGCTAACCTTCTCGCCGATCGGCTTTTCCGTCACCCGCATCACTTCCTCGATGAACTCGTGCAGGTTTGCTTCTGCCACGAAGGCGTTCGCCCAGACGACGAGGAATTGCTGACGGATGGTTGCGGCCAGGAGGATTCTTGCGCACGATTCGCAGCATCCATGATGGGACATGATCAACGGCACCGCATTACAGAAATTCGGCCACGTCATTTCCGCGGCAGTCTCCAGCACGGCATGGTATTGCTCGGTGGTGATGCAGGGATGTTTTTTCGTCATGGCATCACCTCGGCTTTCAGCGCGCCGTCGGTCACCTCGGCCGTGAGAATCGTGATGCCGAGTCGCACAGCCTCCGCTCGCAGTCTCGCCTTGTTGGCGTCGCTGATACCACTCCAGACCTCTTGCGAGACGCTACAGAGCCCGTGAGGCGGCACATGCTTGGCGGCCTCGCGAATCGCGAGGATGGCTCGCTCTCCATGCGAGAGTTCCGCGAATGGCTCCTCGCTCGATCGATCTGTGTCGACCACCAGTCGCGTGCCCTGCACTTTGATGTGGGATAGCTGGAGTGTCTCGGCGAGAATCTCCTCCGCGCGTGCCTGCGCCTTGTCCCGCAGATCGTCGGCGACTTGCTGCGCTTTGAGCGCGAGGAAATTACGCTCCTCGGCGAGTCGCATTTGCTCCGCGCCCTCATTCGCTCGCACGGCGTCCTCAAAGATTTTGCCTAGTTGTCCCTTGAGATACGCGGCGCGCTCCATCTCGTTATGCGACGGCCGCGCAATCATTGCCGACTCAAGCACGGCTTTCGCGGTCGCGATCGCCTGCTCGTGGTGCTCGGCTAATTCGACGCGATGCTTGTGATCTTCAACCGCCCGTTTCGCGTCCTTGTAATTGCGTTCCGCTTCGATCATTTGCTGGTACGACGCGGCGGCGTGTTGTTCTGCGATTTGCAACTGCACGCGGCAATCATCCGCGGTTCCACCTTGCCAGTCCGATTCTAGTTTCGTCAGTTGCTCGCGTGCCGATATCGTCGCCGCCCGCTGCTTGTCCGCTTGGCTGGCGACGTTCTCAAGATGCTGCAATTGCACCGTCGCCTCTTCGAACTTGGTGCGAGCATTTTCGACGCTCGGCGGCTTGCGGATGTTGAGCCCCTGGAATTGGCGCTTAATCTCCTCCACGTCTACCCGCAACGAGCTTGCCTTTCGCTCGTAACTCCTTGCGGCTGCCTGCATCGCCTGCACAAACGTCTTGTGGAGCACGAGCGGATCGTCGGTTTCGTCGTCCACCTGCAGATCGTCGATCTCGTCCTGGTCTAAATATTGCTTCAGCAGATCCCAGTACGCGTCTACGTTCGGCTTGGCGCCGGTCAAGGCAAGTAGCTGCTTGATTCGGAGTGCGTCAGCGCGATCCTCATCCTTGATTTGCGGGTCTACGATGACAGAGAGGTCGAAGCGGGATTCGATCATCTCGAACGCCAATTCGCCTGATCGTGCGGCGCGTGATTTGGTAATCACCACCCGACACCCATCGCATTCGATCGTTCCGCGTTTGGCACCGTCGCGGATCGAAAGATTGTCTGCCTTGCGCCCGGCCAGAGTTTGGACCGCCGCAATGGCCGTCGACTTCCCGGTGCCCTGGTCGCCGCGTAACACGACTACACCGCCTCCCTCTGGTATCGGAATCCGCACATGTTCGATCGCTTGAATGTCCGTGATGTCAATGACTTTATCGGTTTTGGCCATGTTTCACTCTTCATTGGTAGGTGGATGAACGAACGCATCGATAGTCTCCCTGACGTCCAGGGAGACATCGACACGCAGGGATACAGGGACGTTTATGCTTCGTCGTCGAGTTCCTCCTCGTCCTCGAGCGACTCTTCTTCTTCCTCCTCGTCGTCGAGTTCGTCGAGAGACTCCGCAGCGGGGACCGCATCGGCGACGGGAGACTCTTCGCTGATCTGTGTGTCGTCGGCTGAATCCGTCGAACAATACTCGGGGTGATCCGTCCAAAACTGCATCCATGCTTCCTCGATCTGCTTGGCTTTCGCGGCGCCCACGCCTTTCAGGTCCGTGATCCACGACGTCGCCAAGAAGTCGGCCAGATCGCCCAGGGTTTCGAGCGGCCGTGGTTTTTGCTCCAGCAGCGTCTCCGTCAGCTTCACCGGGAGCTGCAAGACCGTCACGGAAAGCGCCCGCCACTCTTCATTCGGGCGATCCGGATTGGCCGGTGCGGTTTCCGTAT